CCCAAGCTCCCCCGCAAGTCCCCGGCTTCATGCCCCTGCCGCCTCCCCCGCCGCCGTCCGGTGTAGAGCGCGGCCTCACACAACAACGCCTCCCGCCGGCTGATGGCGCCCAGAGTGGGAGCGGGTTAGGGGGCGGCATAATGCCCGAAAGCTCACGCCCCCTGGTCAATGCCACCTTTAAAATCACAAGCGACTTGCCCATCGTCACGGGCAAGGAGGAGGAGGTCAAGGGCAAGCGGGGCATTCAAGACGAAGAAATGCTGCCCCAGGAAGTTGATGCGTCACCCACGGACAGCGTTGAGTTTAAATAAACAAAAAGTTTTTGCTAAATGTCGTGGTAAATGAGCAGCGACAGCGACAGTGAGTCGAGTGAAGCAAGCAGTACGTTGTCACTCACCAGCAGTGAGCCCACTAGTACAAGTGTGCATGCCACGCCCCACGGGTCATGCGAAGCAATACTGGCATCACAACTTGTGACCGCCGCACAAAAAGTGAAGCGGCTCGCCAAAGTCAAGTGCATCATGGAGCAATCCCCCTTCTTTGATGATGACGATGTACGCCGCGTAACCGCCGAGATAGAAGCGGTGGAGCGCACGGCTGCAGCGGTGCGCGACGCCATCACCAAAGCCCAGTGGTCATGTGTACGCATGTTCATCACGCTCCAACACCGCGAACTGGAGATGGAGGCAGCTGTCACGCAGGGGCTGTTGGACCCGGCAGAAGACACGGAACTGTTTCAGGGGCTGGTTAAAAAGCAAGTTTATTTGACGCGCCTCGCAACAGACGCAATAGCGCATGGAGTGCGAGAATAAAGAACACGTTTACCACCAATAATTTGTCACCGGCCCAGACATGGTTTGGGGTGCAATGTTGCCGCAGCCGTCCAGCCACCACTGCGTCACCTTGTCCACACACGCTTGGTACGACTGCTGACTGGCATACTCCTTTTCAGGCGCGTTACAAATGTCTGCGACGACAGCTGCAAGCGGCCGAGTTGGTGACCCCCCGTTGGTGGCGGGCGTGCACGCTTGAGGGTTCAGGGCGTAGCGGTAGTCACACCCGGCGCCCTTACGGCACGCCTGAAACCGGTCCTCCAGGCACTGCATGTATCCAAACGACCAGCCCTCGGGTGTGCGCAGCGGCTCACACTTGTCCAACGCGTACGGGTAACACTGCCACTCCGCATCCAACGCAGAGCACGTGTTGTCCATGACGTACACTTGGGGCGGGCGGTTCGGTTTCAAGCGATCAATTGTGGGGAAAATGGAGTCGTCCATGTACAGGCTGCGGTGAATGGTGTTGGACGAGTCCACCAGCGAAGACGTGCACACTTCCAGTGTTGCCATTTGTTTTATGGGGGAGACAAGTTTTTAGAGTTGCACCGCGTAGTACGTAAAGTAGTCCACCCACTTTGTACTGCTTGCCACCAGCTTGCCACCCGCAATCGTCAGCGGGTGAGCCTGTAGCTTCACTTGCGCAAACTCAATAAAGGGCATGTCCTTGCACCTGTTGGTGGCTGGATCAAACTGGTGCAACGCTTTGTTGGGCACACCACTCACCAGCACGTACTCATACCCGAGCTGCTTGTACAGGTAACAGAATGACGCCCATAGAAGCTTCAAGTCTTTAGTCTTCGTGGACAGCGTCCACAGCTCCAACAGTTTCGTGTTCCCATACCCTAGCCGCAGCGTCAAATTCTGTGCAACTTGGTGATTGTACGCCGTAATCGTGCCGGCTGGCATGAATCGCATGAACTGGTGTAAAACAGGACGGGAAGCCGCAATGGCGCTTTGAAACGCGGCGTCAAGTTGCACCGTTGGCGCCAAGCCCAAAACAGTTGACTCTCCAAAGTATTGCTTAAGCATGCTTGTTGCCACCGCCTTGACTGTAACGTCACGCCTGCCTTTCTCAAATGTTACACCCAGCTGCTGACAGAGAAGGCCCAACGTTTCATTCTCCATGACTTGCAGTGTCGTGGAAGTACAGATGGTTGCAAGCGCTAAATAAGACGCGTCAAAGTCAAAGGACGACGCAATCCACCCCGCTTTCAAGGATGGCAAGTACACAAACGCCATGCGCCGCTTTCTGAAAAAGTACGTCTTTGTGTCTGACCACAACTCGTTCACTTGGTCCTTGCTGAGACCTTTGATGCGGGACTTGCGGCGCTTCACCAAGCTCCACATGGCAGGCGGGAACACTTCCTCTTTTACCCGTGGCACCAGCAAGCCAGTGTACAGCGCGTCAAACTTGTCCCAGAACGCGCTTTCTTGGCTTTTTTGTGCCAGGGCGGATGTAGCATTACCACCCTTCAGCAGATCAAACGTGCGACTGCGAAATTGTTGCGGTTCGCCCGGCCACGCGGAAAGTTTCTTTGCCATCTGAGGCGTCTCTTTGGACTTTTTGCAATAACTCAAAAACTGCTGAGCTGCAATAATGTACTGCCGCCGGAGCTCATTTACAGCATCTTTTTCTTTAGCAAGTTGGGCGCGCTCATTCGGAAGAATTGGATTGCCTACAAACTCCTTTTTAAACACAGGGCTTTGGTTGATTGTTTCGAAAACGTTGTCGCTTCTATCTTTTAGCTCTTGTTGCAACGTCGCACACGGTTTTGTCCAAAACACGTCGTCTTGCTGCGGTATATTTGTAGGTTTTGGTCTTCCGGTTGCAGCAGGTGTTTCAGCGTCAAATGTCGCAAAGTTGTATGTCCGTTCAGGGGGCCACGTCCAGTTGACTATGCCCGCCACTCCTTTCACTCTGGTTTCTCTCTCTATTTGCGACGGTTCAAATTCTCGTCCCCGTTTCAAGTTGACACGTTGTTTCTCAAGCTCGGGTAACTTAAGGTAACTTTGGTACACAAACCCCTCACTTTCCATACTCTTTTTGACCTGCTGCACGACGTCTGGTAAAATGGTTGTTTGCTTAAAAAGTTGTTGAATGTTTCCATAATTCTCGATCAGTAGTTGCTGCTCGCGTCGGGACAGCTCCATGACGCCTCTTCTAAATCCCTTTAAGTAAAAGTTCGATACTATGTCATTTACAATTGGTGGACGGTCTTGAGGCGTTAAACTCAACATCCATAGCAAGTATAATTGTGCCTGCCCTTCTGTCAACACTCGAGATTGCAACTGTCGCTGAGACTGACGCGGTGGTTCGGGTGCTTCCGCCGCAACCGCTTGTTCCTTTTCTTCTTCTACCCCCGCCTCTTCCTTTTCCATCCCCTCTTCGGTGTCTAGCTCCATTGGCTTAAGCGCGCCACTTCGCTTGGATTTTGGTTCAAACCGCTCCTTACGGAAATCTTTCTTTACTTTACCTCGTGGTCCGGTCGTTTGGTGTTTCGCTTGTGCAGCACCAAGCGCTCGTACGACATTTGGCGGTGGATTTAGTGCGGCGTCTACGGTCGGTGACGCAGCTTGAAACACGAACTGTTGTTGCGTGATCACTGGAGAAAAAGTTGGAACAACAGGGGAGCCTAAAGGAGGTGGTACGTACACAAACGGGGGAAGACGGGGAGGTGCAGCAGCAGCAAGTTCTTCCATGGATACTTCTGGTGTGGTAAGTGCAGCAGCGGCGGCAGCAGCGGGTTCTTCCATGGATTTTGTTGACGCGGGAGGTGGAGCAGCAGCAGCTCGTTGTCTTACGGATGCTTGTGGCGCGGGAGGTAAAGCAGCAGCACGAGGAGCGGAGGCAGCCAAACGCAACGGTAACAACGCTGCGTAGTGCTCCGACCCATCACCTCGTTGACGCAAGACGTAGATCGTGTTTCTACTTGAACGCAGCTTGCCGTCAGGGAAAATAATGGGTCTTTCACCCGTTGTTGCAACATTTAAAAGTTCGTCTCTCGTTACTTCCTCGCCATGGTCATGAGCGAGTTGTACCAAAGCTTTAAATTTGTCGTGCGTTTCGCAGGGAAAAATGACAAGTGTGACATTTTTCAGTAGTGTCAAAGTTAGAATTTCTAAAATATCTGCGAAGTGAGGCTGGTCCCAAAAGTCCTTTTCCCGTGGATTGTGCTTCTTATCTTGTTCAATTGTTAGCCTTGCTTCGTCAAGAGCTGCATCTCGTTGCTCGCCGGATAACGAATTCCAATAAGTCTGTTTGTCATCAGCGTCTGTGGGGTTAAGTCTTTTGTTAAACTCTGTTTCTTGGGCTAAACGCTCACTTGCGCCTTGAACAGTTCCGTGCATAGCCAACTCAAGTGCGTCTGTTAAGTTGCGCGGGTCTTGAATGTATCTCCACATGTCGTTTTTGTACTGTTTCACAATTGCCTTGCGCTGTTTGTAAATGGCATCTCTTTCCTGTTTGGACATTCCTGAAAGAACTTCCGGGAATTCAACTTTCCCGGTAGCATTAAACCGTTCACCCATGTAAAACGCGTAATAAAAGCACCCTCCATCTCCTGGAACGTTGTAAAACATGTACTTTTCAGGGTACGCCGTCAATGGAGGTGGCGGTACTTCTTCAACCTCCATTTCTCTTTGTCCTTCTGCCGCCGGTGGGAATTCAGGTACCGCCGCCGCCGCTGCTGCTGCCGCCGGTGGGCGTTCGGGTGCCGCCGCCGCTGCTGCTGCTGCTGCTGCTGCCGGTGGGCGTTCGGGTGCCGCCGCCGCTGCTGCTGCTGCTGCTGCTGCTGCCGGTGGTCGTTCGGATGCCGCTGCCGCTACTGCCCCCTCTTCCTCTTCTGTTTCTTCTTCCTCGCCCTCTCCCTCACTTGACTCTTCTTCAGGTGGCCCTCCTGGGGGTGCACGCGGTGCAGCGGCTCCAACGCGCGCGTTGTACTGGTTGGATGCATCCACGGTGTTGAAAAACTGAAATGTAAATTGCTCTCCCACGAGTGTCCTGCCCACACGCAACGGTTCGTGATCCGTGAGGATAATTGGGTACTGCGTCCACCGCGGCGCGAGCCATGTGGGCATATTTAACCCACACGGTAGTGGCGTGTCGTTTGCCAGCGCGCGCAACAACTCGGGGCTCCACATCATGTTGCCTACTTGACGACACCGCGCAGTCACAAAAAACAAGTCCTGTTTTCCACGGGGGCACGTCTCGTTTTCTACGTCAAACAGGTCGGGGCCATCACCACCACCTTCGCCCCCCTCCTGTTCTTCCTGTTCTTCTTCACCTGATGCGGCACTCGCGGCACTGCCTGAACCTGATTCCCCCTCCTCTTCCTCTTCTTCTTCCATTGCCTCCGCTCCCTCGGGTTGACGTGGCAACGGGACGCCAGGTGCCGCCCCCGGTTGCGCTTCTGCCGCCGCTTGTTCTGCCGCACCCCTGCGCGCTGGTCGTACATTCACCGGAACCGCCACCGGTTGACGCACCGCCCTCGCTGCCACCGGCTGGTCTGCTCCCCCTGTGATGGCCTCAAACAACGTGGTGACGACACTGGCTTTCGAGTAAGTAAACCAGTCGTCCCCCAACATGTTGTCCAAATCCACAGGCACACCCGCCGCGTCTTTCAACTTTAGCCACAAAGCGTCCAGGATATACATCGCCTTCTTGTACTTGTTGGCGGTGGTTGATGGGTCCTCCACATCAACTTGGGGCGCCAGCTCACGCGTCAACTTGATGTCCCACTGAAACGCGGCGGTGTCGTCATCTGGCGCACTGTTCAAGTGACAGTTGCTCTCCCGGTTAAAGCCGCTCAGTTTCATGGTTTCACGGGCGAGCTTCTCCCATTCGACCGCGAAGTTAGCGTCACGCGGGTCACCCGCCAGTTCCGCAAGACGACGCGGCAGGGGAATGTCTTGCAACCACGACGGTGAGTCAATGTGGTTGTCCTCACGCACTGGCGGCCCCAAATCCACTTCCTGGTATGCATCCCCCACTTCCACCACCACCGTCTTCTTCAATCGCGCGCGTGCAATGACACGAAATTTTGGTTTGAGGGTCATGTTTGGCAGCGCACCGCCATCCTCATCCTCGGCTTCAGCCATGGCTTTTGTTTACAGTGGCAGACAAAATTGGGAAAAGCTTTTGCCCCTTTGCCAGACGTAAAAAAATGTGCCCCCACAAAGTAAACTTACCATGCCCGTCTCATTTTACTGCGTTTGGTGCGGCAAAAAGCACTCTGTACCCGCCGACACAATTGGCGTGCGACGCACAGTGAACGGTCAGCCGCAGCTTGTCGGTGAGTGCCAAAAGTCGGGGAACAATGTGTACAAATTTATTGCTGAGTCCAAGTACGCGGCCGCTAAGAAACATTACGGGTACTACGACTAATTCACAAACCAGTAGTCAAGTTGATGCATCGGCCCTTTTGGCGGTGACGCGGTGTCAAACGGGAGTGGGACAAACGAATAAACTGTCTGTTGGCTGCCCCAGAACCCGTTGTAGTATGCCCACAAAACCAACGGGTAATCCTTCTCACCCATGTTCACAATAAGGGATGGTTGCCACATGTACCCGCTGTTCGAGCAGTCATCATACAGGAAAGAGTACAGCACGTTGTCCGAGATGCGCTGTTTGTGTCCGGGCGTCTGGTACGACGCGTGACTCTGCAGCGCCACAAACACGTCCACATGCGTCCTTTCCTGCACACTAAATGAACCAGGGCGTAACCACCGCGCTTCGTGGGAGTGCGCAGCCATGTAGACTGCCGCAATGTGCTCAAACGTAGGGGACACCACGACGGACACGTGCTCCCAGTCTCCCTCATGTGCACCCGCCATGAGCATGTCGTCCATTGGCCCGTTAAACGCGTAAAACAGCCAGTACTGCACAACCACGTGGCCTGGACCAAACTCAGATGTGGGGGGCAGCGGGTGGACGTGCGTGTACACCGGCGCGGACATGTTAAACGGAGATGCCCATGCCGCCCCAATGTGCATGTAAAACGTTTGGTCCATGCGCGTGCTCATGCTCACACACTGCATGACGTTGTGCCGCGTGTTGTTAAACAGGTCGCACTGCAGCGCGTTCAAGTCACACTCGTACGCCTCGTCGTCTGCCACACCAGATGCCGAGCCACGCAGCCGGGGTTGCACTGTGCTTGCCATGTCCATGCACACCTCGTATTGGTCGGGGGACACCGTAAGCACAGGCATCGACACACTGTGGTAGCCGCTGCCCAGTGTAAACAGGCAAGAGGGGGCGTAAGTGTGGCGCCGGTAGAACAGTTTGGCTCGCTGTAAGTACGGCTCGACTTGCATCGGGTAGAACCGCTCGTTCTCGTGAAAGTGGTAGCGGGGCATGAAGCGCGTCGCCAGAAACGCTTCCGTGTCATCCGCCAAACCGTCATTGTCCGCATCCCCCTGCAGCACCGCGCTCGCAACCACCGCTGCCACCGCCGCAACAACGTACCGCGTCAACGCCGACAAAAAACGCATGTTTCCAGTGGTGGTAAGAAAGAAAATGACAGAAGGTGTGCCGCCTCCCAAAACAGAGTCTGTGGGCTACTCCAAAAAATTTTGCAACAAGTGCGCGCAGTACGGTCACTCAATGTACATGTGTCTCGCGTTTAAAACGCGGCCGTGCAAGTTCTTCTACAGCGGTCGCTGCCACAAGCTGTCGTCGCAGTGCATGTACGCGCACGGGGATGCTGAGTTGCGCCCCTCCTCCCTGTCTTGGTGTACCCGCATCACGTACGTCAATGGCACACGAACGGTGGAGGGGTGCTGCAATCCCGGCCACACCATAGACGCGTGTCACCAACTCACGCGTGGTGAATGGGTCCCCGGGGTGCTTGTTAGTGTTAGCGGGACGGAGAGTCAGACAACAGCCACGGAATCGACGGAATAAACGGCGGGTATTATTCAATCTCAATCACCATGTCAACACACCCATCATCTAGCGCACCATTCTCTTTTGCCAGCGCCAGGGGGACGTACATGTCGTGGTAAAACGTGGACAGCGCGGGTAGCAGCTTGGTGTCCCAGAACGTGGCGTCAAAGTCCACATGTGTCACTTGCAGCCCCGTCGGCGTCCACACCACAAAGTCACACCATGGCAGGGACAAGTTGCCCATGGTCCCCTGAATTTGCGCGTAGTAGTGCGGCGGCACAGGGTCGGGTGTGTAAAACTCTTTCTTGTAGGGGCACTTGATTTCCAGCAGGCCACGTTCCACCGCGCCCGACTCGTAGGTGAGCACGACAATGCCGTCAGGGCTGTTGCCCATCCACGGGCGTTCGGGGTTGATCATCAGCCCCACCTCCTCCACCTCCACACTCTGCAGCGCATTGCTCCCACTGCTGATTTCCTGCTGCTTCACCGCAATGTACTCAAGCCTCGCCGTCTCCTCGTGTGCCGACCCCCACCTGGTGGCTGCGTTCCCCTTGAACTCACCCCACAGCATTTGTTTCAGCAGAGCGCGCGGTGAACTGTACTTGTTCATCTTTGCCGCTGCCCCAAAGTTTGACGCTGTCAAGCGCCCCACACGGCTAGCCAACCACTCCGGTGTGCCCTGGACATAGCTTGAAATGACAGCAACTTGCGCTTCACTCACGTTCAGCTGCGCCATCCACTCCGCCCTCGTCATTGGCTGCTCCCTCATCACCCTGCGCTTCTTCACCGGCCTGTCCACCTCCTCCACGCTTGTGACACCAGGCAAACAAAAGCGAAAGTTGCCCGACGCCGCCCTCTTGGCATCCTGCCACCGTGTCTGCAGCTCGCCCACCGTGACAGCGCCCACGTCACCCATAATTTAGACGGTACAACACAATTTCGTCAATTCACGAGGCAAGACGCATCAAAGCCCAGGCGCTAAAAAATTTTGACCGGGTATCATCAAAAATGAACGTGTCCACCGATTTAGGCAACCCGGTGACGGTGTGGGAGACGCAGCACCCGTCCAAGTCCATTGCAGATGTGTCCTTTGCGCCCACGTCTGTCAGGGGCATTGAGCTGACGAACGACTATGAGCCGGTGCAGTACCAGGCAAACCGGTCGCTCATGGCAGCCAACGCGGCACAGGAAATTAATGATTTGCAGGAACGGAACCACGCAACCACGGCGTACTCCACGCTGGACTGCTATGCCACGCCGCTCTTCCCCACATTCAACGGCCAGCGTGCGGCGGACTGTGCGATCCGCCGGGCGCGCAAGTACGGCGTCCCCCCAAACGCACAGCAGTTGGTGGCGCAACCAGTGCCGCCGCTGGGGTACCAACCGTACCAAGTGATGGGCCTACCGGGGTACTACAGCCAGGCGGAACAGTACCCAATCAGTAAAAAAAAAGCTCTTCTGAGCACTGGTGGTAGTGAGCGCAACTTTTTTAAGCGCATGGCCAACAGTGTGCGCGGGTCGTTCTACGACCTCAAGCACTGGAACGAGCTACCGCCAAAGGTCGCGGGGCAGAGCGGCACAGCCACCTTCAATTTTGTAGTCACGCGGGATGACCGGCTGGGGTACTTGCTCTTGTGGGTCACCATGATTGTCATGCTCATTACTTTAATCGGCGTTGCCGCCCAAGTTGGGCGATAGTTGCGTCTGCACACCCACGAAAAAAAATTGCTCAAACCCAGGAATAAAAGCATGGGCCGTCCGCGTAAAACCACTGTACCTGCTGCTGCACCCGCTGCTGCTGGTGCTGCTGCTGCTGCTGCTGCTGCTGCGGAAACGGTAGCCGCTCCAATCGTTTTTGATGATGGTGATGGGGGGGCGGACGGCGGTGAGGAGGAGGTGGAGGAGGTGGAGGAGGAAGTACAGGCACCTCCGCCCACACCCGGCACCGACTTGACCACGTTTATTAGAGAGATGCAGATGCTGCGTCAAGTCATGGTGCAGCAGCGGGACGAAATTGATCAGCTCAAGTCGTCGCTGTACATCAACCAGCAAGCGCGCGTCTCCGAGCAGTCCAGTGCACTGGCGATGCACGAAAAGATTCAGCAGCTGTCTGAGCAGTTGTTGCTGGCACGCACCATGCCGCCCTCGTCCAGCAGCGCCCGGGAAGCGGTGCCGCCGCTGACACCCCCACCACCCGCGCCACTGCAGCGCCAACCATCTCAACCCACGTACCCCACCGCGCCAACCTTCCGCACCGCCCCACCACGCATGCCCGGGCAAACCACCGCTGCAGCAACTGGAAGCGCCAATCCGCATGCACGCCTCGGCCTCATTAACGACATGCCAAACATGCGCAAGAGTCGCCAAAATCACGTCGCCGAGCTGCAGACGGGGTCGCGCTACATTGTCAAGGGCACTAACGGGTTGACGTGAAAAGTAAATAAATGCATTACGCTAAATGTCTTTCACCACGCCCCCCACCGATCCCATCGTGCAAGCAGTCACAGACGTTGTCCTCAAACTCATTCTACAAACACCCGAGCTTCGGGTAAAACTGAATGAGCTGTTAAAAGAGCCCAGTCGAGCATTCAAGGACATTAACGCCGTGTACGTGGAGCTACAACACCAACTCACACCCGCGGATAAAACGGCACTTGCTCAATACTTGGTGCAGCCGTTTGCACAGCACAAGCTCATTGTCATGTTTGTAGACGCGTTTGAGGGGATCATGGCAGACGGCAAAATTGATTTAAGTGACAGCCTACATTTCATGGCACTGGTGCACAAATTGGTCACGCTATTTAACACATTTGACGCCAACAACACAGTGACGTTGTCCACAAACAGCGTGCTCTATTTTCTCTACTTCCTCACCAAGTCGGTGCTGCTCCTCACACTGGAAGGTGAGCACGAGCGGATGGCCTTGCTCCTACTGGACCAAAGCTTTCAGCTCATCCAACTCACAGTCACACCTGTCCTCCCAAAAACATGGAAGTGGAAGTGCTGCGGGCGCTGGCCTTACCATAAAAATATCACACGGTAGTTACAAAAATGGTGCGACTGGATGATCCCAACGCCACTTCAGTTTACGGGGTGTCCGTCGACTCCCGCTCGCGACCGCCCAGCCAGCCAGACAACAAGTATGAGATTGAGCTGGGGCGGACGCTGGATCGCGTGAAAAGTATTCAGCTCGGCAGCATCCAAATCCCCGACTGCCGCTACGCATTCGACAGCAAATCCAGGCTGCAGTACTCCGAGCCCATCACCGTGCTGCCCAACACCCACTTGTTTGTGCAGGAAGAGGTGCGGACGCTGAACACGGTGGCAAACACGTGCATCGTCACGCGGCGCGTCGTCCAGCTCACGCTGCCCCCCTCGTTGAACCAAATCGTGGCGTACACCGCGGGAGGCGGCGTGGATGATGGCATTGTCACCACCCAGGACCCCACTGGCCTCGATTTTGCGCTGCGCTACTACCCACTGGTCAACCTCGGCGTCTCGGTGGTCGGCGCGCACTTCCCCCAAACCTTGATGACCCTCCCCATGCCCGCACCCTTCCCGTCACAAGCCGGCCCCGTCCTCGACACCACCACCGTGCAACAGCTGAGTGGCGGCTACTACGGCCCCGTCACCCCCGACGTCACTTACCAGTATGTTGGCGGCTACTTGTCCGCGCTCACCTCCGGCTCCCTCACGTTTGCAGAAAGGCACGTAATTGATTCAGGCGGTGCGCCCCCGCTCTGCGCCTGGTCGTACATTGCCGCACAAAAGCCGACGCTCACCGAACTGTTCACCATGCTAAACGCCGCGTTAAATGACCAGCGGTATGTAGCAGACTTGAGCGGAAACATCACGCAAGTGGGCACGCTGGGCGGGTCGCTGGAACTCACCACCGCCGCGCCGCACGGGCTGCACACCGCGGACCAGGTGGTGGTGGCGGGCACAAGTACCGCGGCCGATGGCACCTGGTTTGTGACCGCAGTGCCTACCACCACCACCGTCGTTGTCAACGTTGCGTACGCGGGTCCTATTCTGGGTGTGGCAGGCACGTTTTTCAGTCCGCAAAAGCTGGGCGGCGGGATTCAGTTTGGGTATGATGACTTGAACAGTCTGGTCATTGCTGTGGGCGAGCCGGTGAAGCAGAGCACAACCACCGGCTATGTTGAGCGCGTGTTCTCGCTCGTGAACGGCCCCGCCCCTTTTGTCAGTCTCAGCCAGTACTTGGGGTTTGCCAGCCAGTGCCTCTCTGCAAAAGCGGTCGCCACCGTCCCACCGTACATTCTGAGAACGGTGCAGCTCAGGCCAGGCAACTACACCGCCGATGAGCTTACTTCCATCACAACAGTGCGCATGAACCCGCTCTCGTTCCACCAGGAGACCGCCGCTCAACGGACGCTGCACTACAAGCTGCCTGGTGGCACACTTGCGTCCGTCATCATACCCTGTGGCCGCTTCACCGCACAACAACTGGTCGACTTCCTTAACACGCAGCTTGCGGGTGCGCCCGCAAACATTACTGTCAGCGTCAATTTAATTACCGGCAAGTTCACGTTTACGCAACAGTTTGGCCTCCCGTTCATGCTCCTCTTTGACGGCCCCTCCAACCTCTTGACCGCGTCCAACCTGGGTTTTGACCCGGTAAACTACAGCGGCAACTCGACGTACACATCCACGTACAGCGCGCTACAGGGCGTGGCGGTCAGCACCAACGGTTACGCCGTGAACCCATACCCGAGCAACACGTACTCCATCACCGCGGATGCGACCCAAAGTCACTTTACGTTTGACACGGGGTACCCCGACAACCCGCAGCTCGTGGTGGATGCGGGCGTAAATGATACCGCGGTGTGCCCCTATACCGCGGAGTGGCAACCGCTGTACGACTGCTCCACCGCCGCCGACGGCTGGTCCGCCACCTGGTTCCCGGGGGATGTGTTGTACGCGCAAGCACCACTTCACTTTGGAACCATTGCGTCATTTGACGGGTGTGTGGTAACCACTGTGCAGGAGCACAACTTGGTGGATGGCCAGAGCGTGACCATCAGCTGCAACAGCCTGGCGGGCACGTACACGGTGACAGTGCTGAACAACACACAGTTCACCATTCAGCCGTGTGACACTACCGTTGCGGGCACCGGCGGGTACTACGCGTCCAACAGCACGCCCACCAGCACGTTTTACACAAGCAATGGCGTGACGGGCGTGACGGTGGTGGCCGCGGCGCCGGTGTACACCGCGACTGTCAACACCACAGCCGTCGCACCAAGTGTTGCGATCGGCCAGTTTGTGAAATTGGTAGGCGTGCCGGACTCCAATGTCGAGGGCATGTGGGAAGTGACGTTTGTTGGTGTCAACCAGTTTGTTGCTGTGCGCACATCCGGAGTTGCGCTGACCGCCGGGGCGGGCGCGACCAGCGGGTTGTATGTTGGGTACAGCGGCCCCACCGGCTTTTTAGCAACTATCCAGAACAGCGGTGGGCAGGTGCAGGTTACCACCCTGCTGCCACACGGTCTCCAAACAGGCGACAGTGTGAAGATTTCGCAAACTGGCGTTGCCTTAGCAGACGGGCTGTACGCCATCACGGTGCAAAACGGAACAACGTTTACACTGCTGGGGAGCACATTTGTGGTGGGCGGGCCGGCAACTGGCACATTTGCATATGTCACCGGCATTGTCGCGGACGCATCCAACGCGTCGCCAATTGTCATCACATCAGCGAGTGCGCTGAGTGGCGTGGGGAGCGGTCAGGTTGTGAGCGTCATGGATGTGCTGGGTAACTTGGGCGCCAATGGCACATATCCGGTGAACAGTCTGGCTGCAAACCAGTTCGAGCTGGTCGGGTCCACAGGGGCCGCCGGGTACACTCCAAACACCGGGTTTTATTTACTGAACGACGGATTCACTGCGGCGCCCGCGTTTGTGGGCACAAATGTGTACACGGTGGTAGTGCAGCAGTCCATTGATTGGAGCCAGGGATTACCGGCGGTGGTGCCACTGGAGCCCACAGTCTCCATTTTTTCATTACTTAACCTGGGCACCGTGGATGGAGCTCTGGGGGAGCCGTCACCTACACACCGCATTTACTTGCAGGCGGCACTGAGGGATGTGTTTCAGCTGTTCTTCTCACACCCCGACGCCAAAGCCGCCAACTTTGGCTTCCCCCCCGTGTCCTGGCCGCCGTCAACCCACACACTGCAACAGTTCTACGCGCCCTCTTTCCCCACATACTCGCCACCGTGTCAGTGCGTGCCCGTGGCAAACACGTACCAGTCGCCGTACTGCTGGAACCTGCTGCCGCCGGACTACATCTTGATGGTACTGTGTCAACCGTGCGGCTCCAGGGACGTGCACACGCACACGTGGAACAAGAACACCAAGCCCATTTTTGCCAAGCTGTACTTGACATCACCATACCTCAACATTTCCGAGCAAATGCTCTTCTCCATCTTCGCCGGCTTTCAGCGCGTGAATAAGGTGGCAGTGGAGTTCCAGAACCCGGATGGCTCGCTGGTGGAGTTCAATGGTCGGCCACACTCGTACGAACTGCTGTTTACACTGTACGAAGACAGCGCCAATGCCACGTGCTTGTAGATAAACGTCACTACTTAAATCCACACCCACCAATAAAATGTATGATTTAAGAAAACATGTCGCTGCTGAAAACAAGTCACACCACTCACCACTCTAGCGGCTTAAGCTCCGTGCACTCTTTGACAGCGCAAAACGCGACGATAAGCACGCTCGCTGTTACAAATTTGTCAGTGGAAAATACACTCACCCAAGCCGTCACCAGTGACTTTAACTTTGGGCCCATTCTGTCGACCGCCAACTTTCCGGTCACCGCACCCAGGTGTGTGGGTGGAGTGTTGGCCCCAAACGGTAAAGTGTACGCTGCGTGCGAAGCGAGCACGGCCATCCCTGTCTTTGACCCGGACACAATGCAGGTGGTCAAGCTGATTACGTATGACACTACGCCGTATAATTTTAATGGCTGTGTGCTCGCCAAAAACAACAAAATTTACTTTATTCCCGCGGGTACTGTTGAATACGTGCTGGTGGTGGACCCGCAGGACGACTCGTTCTACAAAATTCCGCTGCCAGGTCCACCTCCAGCCAAGCTCAGCGACAATTCTTTAGCGTTTTCCTACCAAGCAGGCAGCTTTTACGGTGGCGTCCTTGCTCCCGATGGCCGCATTGTTGGTATGCCATATGGCGCTACCTGTTGTTTAATTATTGACCCCGCGACCGACACCATTGCGCCGTACAGCACCATTCAAGGCTTGAACTGTGTAAATACTGCATTTGGCAGCATGTTCTCCTTTGGCGGCGGAGTCGTCGCACCCAACGGTCTTATTGTGGGCGTTCCCTTCCGCGCAGACGCGACCATGTTTATTGACCTCAACAGTCCAGTCGTCAGCTTGTCACCAGCTGCAAATGTCGTTCCTGCTAACTGCAGCTACGTGGACAGCACTCAAGAGCTGACATGTTCTGGCGCTGCGTTTAATGCAGGTTTTGCATTCACGGGTTCTATTAGCGGCACAACGCTCACTGTGACAGCGGTGGCGTCTGGTGTGATTACCGCGGGATCGGTCATTCGCGGCGGAGTGGCAGCAGGCACAACCATTGTAAGTGGACCAGGCGGTGTGGGAAGTTACCAAGTCAGTATTAATCAAAGCGTAGGCTCTCAAGCTATGTGGTCCTCGGGTCCAGCTGCGAGCCAGTACGTTAAGGCAGGAGACAATCTTGTCATCACACTTAGCACGGGCGAGTTACTGACTGGTTACGTGGCTGCTGACAGTACCACTAGCAACAACAATACGCCGACTAAAGTGACGCTGCAGTACGCACTGGGTCAGAACCTGTCGCTGGGCAACATCGTAGGAATGCAGGAAACAAACAAAGTGGATGTGGTTAGTGCGCCCAACAGTGGTGGCGTTGGACAATGGCTGTTTGTTGGCGGTGCGCTTGCACCCAACGGTAAAATATATTTTTCGCCGCATCAGTCCGGCACGGTACAAGTAGTGGATCCTGTTCTCAAAACGGCTGTCACGTTTGCAACTTTGGGTTCGGGTGTGAACAAGTACGCCGGCATTACGCTGGGATTGGATGGCATGCTGTACTGCATTCCCGACGACGAAGACCAGGTGCAGGTTATCAATCCGGCCAATAACACCACCCAGTTGCTCCCCGCCAATTTTTCATTAGGCAGGTTCAAGTATGCGGGTGGTGTATTGCTACCCGACGGCCGAATTATGTGCTTGCCATTTAGAAGTACAACAAGCATTGGTGTCATTTACCCTGTAGCGCCGCCCAATTTTCAGCAGTCAGCGTGGATGTTAAAACCGTACTTTAATAAATTGTAATTTGGAAAACGGCACAAAACTGCAGCCAAAACGTAAAAAAAAATATCTCAGCGCACAGATACTATAGTACGTCATATATCGTGAAGCGCGCAACTTTCTAAACTTTGTGCACCAGCAGTTCCCTGCGTACTTTGCAGGGTGCACGGCGCTGGATGTCCACACCGCTGACATAAAAGCCCATAATAGACACTACTTTGACGGCGGTGCGTACCACACCGTGACTGCGGGTAAGCTGACGTTTGCAAACAACTTCTTTGACACCATTGTAAGCTCGGAGTGTTTTGAACACGACATGCACTACGTCGAGTTGCTGCGAAACATTATGCGCGTGCTTAAACCCGGCGGCCGGCGTCTACTACGAGCCGTACCTCTCCCCTTCCGCGCTACCGCCCCCTCGTTGCCTCAACAGCACCCACCGCCCACCACCATGCCCCCCACCATTCCCGACACCCCCACGCCCACCAGCGTCCACGCCCGCCTTGGCTTAACCGGTGACCTGCCAAACACATCCAGGCGCCACCAGACGCATGTGTCAGAGCTAAAGCTGGGGTCACGCTACATTGTCAAGGGCAGCAACGGACTGACGTAAACAGGCAGTAGAGGAACGCAGATACCGATAAAAATGATGCGTAAACAATAAACCGGTAAAATGAGCTCGCCTCAGACCAAAGCGATTCTCGCGCTCAGCATCACCGCTGTCATTTTACTCGGCACCATCGCGGTGCTGTACGCCTTTGTCGGCAAGGCCAAGCCGCAATGCACGCCGCGCACCACGTTTTGCGGCTCACGACCGCCGACGTGCGACTACGCCGTTCACCAAAAGAATGCAAAGCTACCCAACCCAACGCCGCGCGTCTCCACAGGGTACGACTGGGTGGCGGCAAACTACGCGCTGAACCTGTTTGTGGAGGCCGCCAACGCGTATACCATGAACAAGACACCCCAGGCGTTCCCGCACACCAAAACCATTGCCGTGCTCAGCGGCGTCGACGTACCAGATCCGCAAACAATGAGTAAGCGCCGGTTGCACAACATTGCGTGGATGGTCAAGGTGCCGGGGACAAAGAACGTGCCCGACCAAATTTACATCATTTGGCGCGGAACGCAGACCACACCGGAATGGGGTGTAGACGCGAACATGCCGTTAATCCCGTGGCACCCCGACTACCCTGGTGTGCTTGTGCACAAAGGCTTTGACGAGGCAATCAAGGAAGTGCGGGACGACATGTACGCGGCGCTGCGGGCGCATGTGACGCGACCGGACAACACGGTGGTGTATGTGTCGGGACTGTCTTTGGGCGGCGCGTTAACCACCGTGGCAGTCGCCGACCTCGTGACGCGCTCCGGCCTGGGGCTGCAAGACGTACGCATGTACGCCCTCGCGTCGCCGCGCGTGGGAAACAAAGCGTTTGTGAACATGATGAAAGCGGCCAACGCGCCGGGCAAGCCGCTAGTCGACATGTTTACCATTATCAACGCGAAGGACGTGTTCCCTATGCTGCCCCCCAGTAACCTGGGGTTTGAGCCCATGCCCGCGCTCACATTTTCGGCGGACTGGGGGGATATCAGCAGTAACCACTTGATGGCAATCCAGTTTGCGCACCTTGACAGAGTGTCGCGTAAATGCCCCATAATTTCTCCGCCGCCTGATGTGCCAGTATAATGTCAACAAATCGACTTCAGCTCGGAGTGTATTCAACACAACATGCAGTACGTCAAGTCGCTGCGAAAGATTGTGCGCGTGCTAAAACCCTGCGGCCATACTCATTCACAAGCGCGTGAAGCAGCACTGGTTATATCATACCCTCAGCTAATGCGTAAATAAACAACAGTAAATGTGGGAATCAGCACCAACGCACATGACTGTCGCGCTATCTTGTCCGTTGTGTGAGTTTTGACGTGCTCATCAAACTTGTGCTAAGTGATGCTGCAGATGGAAGATTTAGGTGTACCCAAAAATTTATTTTCACGCGCACATACCTTGCATACAGTGCAACCAACCGCGCCAAAAACGGTTTGAAGAAAGCACTGCTTGTACCAAGTTGACCACTGTGGTACTCCTAATTGGCAAAGCGAAGACCGCCCAACCCGTACTTAAAACGGAGGACATTCCAGTTAGTGGCAAAGACGAGGACGGAGACGGCGGAGTTACCGTTGTTGGCGCCCTGCACATTCTTCGCGGGTCCGTAGAAGCACCGTCCGTCGATGACCAGCTCAAGCTTGGTGGAGTCGATGCGGGAGAAGTTGCAGGTACCGCTGGGCTGGATGTCCTGGGGCTGGAGGGCGAAGGAGTAGACGTAGATGAACTTGAGGGGAATGTTGGTGTGGTGCTGGTACGGCTGGACGAGGCGGAAGTAGCGGCCCTCCTTGGCGTCCCAGCGGTTGGCGTTGTTCAGCAGAAGGTTGGCGCCGATGCAGGGGTCGATGGAAAGGCGGGTGACGGACCAGGTGGGGCCGGAGAAGTTGAACCACTCGTTGTAGAGCGGGCCACCCTCGCCGTTGTCCTGGATGGGGCAGCCGCTGAGCGCACACAGGTCGGGGCAGGGGACGACCGGGGAGATGTAGCCCTCGTGCACCTTGAGACGGATGACCCAGAACAGCTCCATCACAGTGTGGTTAAAGTTCAGGTCAATCGAGATGGGGCGGTCATTGCCCAGGCCACCCGGGGTGGAGATCTGCTGGTCCACAGACTGCGTCTGGAACTGGTGCTGCGGGATGACAGACTCAAACGCGCCCTCCGCAAACTTTGCGCGCTCGTTCTGGTCCAGGTACACGTACGTCACCATGATCTGCGCCTGCAGGTCGGACGAGACAAGCGGCGTGAGGCCGGACTCCGGCTGAAACTCGATAGGCGGGTCGCAGCAGAAATCGCTGTAGTTCGCAATCTTGTAGTCCGCGCGCTTTTGGATGGAGGACGGCGTGTTGCCCGCGGAGAGGCCATTCGCAAGATCACCATTCTGGCCAGCGCACGTCAGCTTCAGCAGCTCCAGGTGGCTGCGGAACTTGACGCTAACCTTGACAGAGTGGAACTGCAGGGAGACGAGCGGCAGCGCCAGGCCGGAGTTCATCGTGAACCAGAAGTACAGGGGGATGTAGAGGACGCGGGACTGGCGGGAGACCAGCTGCAGCGACTGCACCACCTCGTACTTGCCCACCATCTCAATCAGGCGCTTACCCGGCGCGCCAGACAGCTCCTCCCAGATGAAAAGGAACTCGCTCAGAATCTCGTCAATGCACTGGCCACCAATGAAGAAGTTGGTCTTCTCAATCAACGCCTGACCCACATCGTACGTCCAGTACGGCTCGCCCGCATCCGGCGTGCACGTGTTGCTGCCGTAAATGCCCTTGCCCACCGCCGTGGGAGTGCCGTTGTACGGCAGACCGATGCCGGGGAGCAGCACACGCACATACATCCAGTACACCAGGTCACCAATGCGGTCCAGGTTGCAGCTGGGGTTGCTGCCGAACTGCGCGTTACCCTGGTTAAAATCCAGGTCATGCGACTCCAGCGCAAAGTTCGTATACCGCTTGATCACGTGACGCCAGTACGTAATCACCGGCTTTGCGGTCAGGACACCATCGGCCAGACCGAGAGACACCATTTGGTTAAGCGCGCCACCAAGACAAGCGGACATTGTTAGTTGGGTAGGGGTTGGTTTTATTCATACAAGAGAAAAAAAAGTTGTGCGCACTCAGCGCCTCTACCCTTCCCTGGAACGCATCTTCACCAGACGCCGCGTTCTGCGTCCAGCGCAAAGTTTTTACAGACAAAGTGGAAAGTAAAAACAGCTTGGGATGGTGCGCATTCGCACTCAGTACAACCAAAAGAAGGCGGTGCGCGCGAAAAAGAATGACAACGACTGCGATTCGAGCTCCGGGGGGGTGACGTCGTCCAGCAACGAAGACACCGAAGGTAGCCTGGCTGACTTTATTGAGCATGACAGTGATGAGCTGGATGCTGCACAGGAGGACGAGTCGTACGAGCAGGATGAGGAGCACGAGGAGGAGGAGGAGGAGGAGGGGACGGACACGGAGCAGAAGGATCCAGACACGGAGGAAGATCCCGACGCTGCTATTCGAGCTCTGTATACGCCGGACATGGAGCAGTTGGGCAGTGTCATTACCGTGGAGGGGGTGAGACGGTCCACGCGCGCGACCAAAGGCAAAGCGCCCACAAGGTACGTGGATGAAGAGTACGCCGACCTGATGCTGGAGGACTTGACTGCGGAGGACCGGGCGCAGCTGGCGCAAGAGTTCTCCAGCGACTCCAGTGAGCAGTGGAATGGGGAGGAGGACGACATGGATGTGGAAGACGATGGTGACGAGGAAGAGGACGCATGAGAAATAAAATTGTGTGTTCACACTTTTTAAAATTAAGTTTGCATGGTTACTCAGTAAGACACTACACGCCGTGTCACGATGCGCAACAACACCGTCGTCGACTCACCGCTGTTCCCTCACCAAGTGGAAGCAGTGCAGTGGATGCAGCGCACCGAGCAACGACCGCGACTCGTGGCTGAGCAACCCCACGGCGGCATTCTGGCACACGCCATGGGCCTGGGCAAGACGCGCACCATGCTCGCACTCATGGCGGCGCAGGGGCTGCACTCCACCATTGTTGTGTGCCCCAAGTCGGTGCTTCACCAGTGGCGCGATGAAGCCATAAAAGTGCTGCACCTGCAGTTCCACGACATTGTCCTGTATCACGGCACCACGCGCTTAGCTGCGCTGGCCCAGAGTGACCCCCACCACCGCCTCGTCCTTACCACGTTTGACATTGTGCGACTGGACTGCAAGCAGAGCGGCAGCGCGACGTCCACGCTGCACCACCACCACTGGGACCGCATTATTTTGGACGAAGCACACCGCATTTGTGAACAAAGCTCCAAAACCGCCAAAGCCATCCGGTCGCTCAAAGCCAAGAACCGGTGGTGTGTCACCGGCACGCCGTTTAAGAACGGCGTCACCGACTTGGTCGCGCTCTCCAAGTTTCTGATGGTACCCCCCTACTGCAACTCCACATGGTGGCGGTGTCACAGCCAGAACAGGCACAAGATGCGCGAGTGGCGCACCAACTTTCTGCACCTGCAAGACAAGAGCGTCCTCGCGCTGCCCCAGGTGCAACTCATCACCACGTACGCGCGCCAGTTCACAGTGGAGCGGGAGGTGACGCATCAACTGCAGCGGCTGGTGCCACTTGCCCAGCTGGAAGAGTTAGAGGTGGACAAGCAGCAGGAGCATGAGCTGCTAAAAATTATGAGGCTGCGGCAGGCGGCAAACCACCCGCTCATGCTCGCCAACTCCACGGCCGCGATGACCCACCTGCTCACCAGCACGTGCATACCCACACTCGCCGCCCAGTGTGACGCGTGCCAGGGGGAGGCGCACCAGGCCACGCAGCTGTGTGAAACACATGAACTGTGTGACGCGTGTGCGCACGACATGTTTGTCTGCCCGTGCTGCATCGCCGAGCAGTTGCCCACCACCGTGTGCCCCACCGGCCGCACCTGGCGACACAGCGGCAAGACGCTGGAGCTGTGGAACTACTTGCGCGCCACTATAGAGGAGGACGAGGAGAGTAAGGTTGTCCTTTTTTCGCAGTGGACGACGTGCCTGGACATGCTCGCGCTCATGCTTGACTGCATGGGCGTCCCCTACGCGCGGTTTGACGGGCGCGTGAACAGCCTTGACGAACGCGGTGACATCATCAACCAGTTTAGGGAGGAGGAGGGGTGTCACATCCTGTTGACGTCGCTGGGCGCCGGCGGCGAGGGCCTCAACCTCATCTTTGCCAACCATGTCATCCTCATGGAACCGTACTGGAACTGCGCGGCCGAGCAGCAAGCCATCGACCGCCTCCACCGCATCGGACAGCAGAAGGTGACGCACGTGCTGCGCCTCCTGACCGCCGACTCGATTGAGGACTGGGTGCAACTGATTCAAGCCAAAAAAACCAAAGAACTGGAACGCCTGCTGTGTGGCAAGGACGGCGCGAGTGACGTGAAAGTTGTCAAACCCAATTTTCGCGTCCAACCCAACCAAGCGGTCAGTGCTGGCCTAGCACAATTTTTGGCGTAAACAAAATAAATGAGCACATTACAGGATTACTTCGACACGCTGTACGCGTTTTGTGGTGGCATGCAGCAGCCAGTAAACCCGACAGTAGCCCACGCGTTCAACACATTCATACGCGCCTTTGGATGGCTGTGCCCGTCGTTAGTGGATGCAGAAGCGGAGTGGGGCCAGCCCATTTGTATACCCCACGATGTGTGCCCGTTTGAGCCGGTGGCCACCATCCACGAGTGGGTCGCGCCAGAGTCATTTCAGGGGGAGCAACTGGTGCAGAAATACTTGGTGCAAGGCGTCCCCAAAGAGGAGTGGGGGCACAAGCTGTGGCGCCTCCTTCACCACAGCAGCCGGTTCTTCACGCCTGACGAAATGTACAGCATTTTGCAAGCGTGCAAACACCTGCTGCCGTGTCCACAGTGCAGAAACCACTTAAGTCAATTGCTGGACATACTCACACCGTCGTACTGCGAAAAGTGTGACCAGTTTGTCTCAGACGTGCACAACATTGTGAATGTGCGGCTCAACAAGCCCGTTCACGGCGCCATGTCACCTTACGCGCAACATGTGTCCACGCTCTTAAATAAAAATAGCAGGTAAACAGGCATGATTGACAGTCAAGTGCAAAAGCGCGTGAGGCAACCGCAAACGCGTCCATTACCCACGCCCGTTCAATTTCCACTCGCGCTCCCGCCTCCGAGCCAGACAGCAACAACAACTCGACCCCCGCCCCCCGTTGCACCCGCGCACTCCATCACACATCCCAACGCTCAAAAACGCGGGTGGCGGCGGCTCGCCCAGGAAGCCATGGAACGATCGGGAAAAGGGTGCAAAAGTTGCAACAAGTCGTAAGCGTTTTTTTCGCGCTTCCACAACAAAATTAAAACAATTCTTGGTCAAAGTACAAGACACGCACATGCTCATCTACGCATCCGATGTTGCCGCCGCGGTGGGCAAGAACAGGTACAAGCTTCCATGGGAAACGCTGGAGTCGATGTGGCGCCGTTTGAAGCCTGAACAAGTGCAGGCGCACAGTACAGGCGGGCAGGAACGGATGCAGACACGGGTGGCTCAAGTTGAACAAGTTACTGCGGCGGAAAGTGCAGCGGCGGCACGCGCGACCCGGGTGGAGCAAGTGCACACACTGGTGGATGCTGCGTCAAACAAAGTGACGCGCTTGATTGACGCGCAGTTGCAGAAGGTGTGGAATGGCTCACCACAGTGTGAGGGCATGACGCAAAGTGTGTTGGCCACCACGTCGGCAGCAGAGGTGCGTGGACTCATACGCGACGACATGGACGGGGATGTAAAGGCAAGGTTACAGGAAAGTGCGGAACTGCTAGACGCACGCGCGACTCTCCACAAAAAGGTGAAGAGCGACGTGCAGTGCGTTTTTGGCACGTGCCGGGAGGATGCGTCGCGGGAGCAAATGGTGGCGTCACGCGAGCAGAGCGTGGCGGAGGTGAGTAAGGACAACAAGTTTCACGTTATGTGGATGGAGTACCCGTTGACTGCGTCTGGCAGCAAATGGGGTGTGGGCGGGCGCGTGGACGGCGTGGATGACCACGGGCGGGTGGTGGAGATAAAAAACAGGATCCGCCGCTTTTTCCCCGTCATCCCCGAGTATGAAATGGTGCAGGTGCAAACCTACATGGCTGTATTGAACAAGGACGAAACCGTGTTTGTGCAGCAGCTGAATGGACAGCAACGCAGTACCGTCATCCAACGCGACGCGCTCATGTGGTCGGTGGAGATTGTGCCCGCACTGTACAAGTTTATGAATGTGCTGGACCTGTTTATTGCAGACGACTCGCACGTGTTGCGAGAAGAGTGGATGTGCTGCGATGGTAAGGCTAAGGCCGCGCTGTTGAACGCGTGGCTGGAGCAAGGCGACGAGGAGGGTGGGGGGAACTACGTTTTTTAAACACCGCATCCAACTGCGTCGACATGGCCTGGCCCGTGGCACAGTAGCGCGCGACGTGCTCGCAGTTGTTGTACAACACATGATACCCTTTCTTCCCCTCCACTTCCATACATCGTTGTTGCACCCGTCCAGGTGGCAAATTGTTGTTTAAACGCACCACTTCTACTGGATACCCCCTCTCACGTGCGAGCGCGAAAAACTCAGAGGTTGGCACAATCATCACGCTTGCTTCACTTTTCGGCTTGTCCAGCGTTGCCCACATGTGCAGCACGCGCCCATGGTCCACCGCCACGCCGTAGTGGTAAAGGGAGTGAAAGCCAAGCGCGCCTCGAAAGCGTAATAAATCACCAGTTTTCAGCGACGTCATTTATTGTCACGCTCACAAAACATGCTCAGCTCAACGGCAACAGCCATGTCCTCCTCTTCAGCTCCCCACTTCCCAAGACCCGCGTCCATGTGTCGTCGCCGCCGCGCACGTGACGCTGCCCGTTCCTTTGCTTGGACATGCCAAGTGTTGACGCACTTGCACAGGGGGCACGATGGGGTAATAACGTACCACGCGCGTAAACACGAGGCGTGAACGGCGGCGTGGTTGCACGGAATCGGGTTCTCATAACGCTCCCTTCGGAGGACGCGGTTCAAGCAGATCATACACTCCACCATGACTTAAGTTGTGAGGCAGGAATCCGCGGCCAACTACAACCAGGTACTAGCCGTTACCGGACACGCCTTACCACACACCCTCTTTTAGGTGGATTCAATGTGTCGCACTCTGACTCGTTCTCATCTTCGCGGTAAAAGCGGCGGTCCAGGTCCCAATAGACGCTGCGGCCCAGGCGAAACGCGGGCAGACTCGGCTCCGCACGGTACCAAAACACACAGTCCGCAACGTTGTTGCTCTTCGCGTTGTTGTCCAGCACAATGCAGTCAAAGCCCTCGGTGCACGCACTAAACGTCTTGTTGAAGTCGCGAAAGTCGCCAAACATGCCAAAAAAGAACTTCCACAGCTTTTCCTTGCTCGTCATCACGTTGTCCTTCAGGCAGAACACGTAGTCCACTTGGGAGCGCAGAGCGGCGGGAAAGTCCACTAGGTACTGCACCGAGTAACAAAACGTGATCTTGGAGTGCCGCCCGTTGTACATCAACTGCTTCATCGTGGTGCTGAGCAACACCTTGCGGTCAAACGCGCAGTCATCCATGAGCAGGTACACGTTCCTGTACTTGCCCTTCTTCACTTGTGTGCGCTGCGTCTTGATCAGCACGTCTAGCACGCCAGGCGTGTAGTCCGAGTAAATGCAGGAACCCGGCACGTACGAGGAGAACGCCTGGTTGGACTCTTCCGTGGGGCTCATGGCCACCCCAAAGTCCAGTTTGTTCCGCATGTGAAACATGACGTCTCGGATCAGCGTCGACTTGCCTGACCCACGCCTGCCGATCATCAGGATGACACAGTGTGGCTGCATTGTTGACGGATCAAACTTCCGAATGCTTAACTTTGTCATTGCACTCTTTACGATAACGCCTTCTTTTTTTTCTACGCGTCCGCTTCCACTCTAAAATTATGTCATTCTGGCAAACAACTGCGTAAGGCGGGCGGCGCACAAATGGCGGAGTTGTGGCACACAGTGTTTGGCATCGCGATGATGGACGGGGAGAACGACTGGCGGCGCTGCTGGCGCCCAGGCGCACAAGACGTGCCCATGGTGGCAGCCACGCTCGCCTTCCAGCCGCCACGACCCCCCATTCACGTGTTAAAGCACATGTACCGCTTGGACGCCACCAACATCACGCCGTGGGTGCGCACGCTGGTGCAAAGCATGGTAGACGCGGATGCGCAGGTCATCCGGCTGTGCATCACATGCGCCGCCGCGGCCGATGGCACTGTCTCCTTCCTGCGGCTCCAGATGCAGCTGCACAGCACCAACTTTGACGCCGCCATGACATCCTACCGCCCTTTCACCGGCTTTGCGACGCTGTGCAAGTGCCTGGGAGAGCTGGGGCCCCGCGCGCTGCACTGCCTGTTTGACCCGCTTGGTGACTACGTGAATGGCGACGCGATGGATGCCACCCACGCAATCTTGCCATTGGAAAGCGTGTGGAAGCTGCCGCTGCTGCCCGCCCAGCAAGAGTCGCTGCTGTGGATGCAGTGCTTTGAGGCCATGCAGCAAAGCCAAGGCAATCACGTCGAGTGCCCGTTGAGCATGCATCTTCCCGGCACCTCCTACAACTACTGCTTTTTTAACAACGCCGTGGTGCCCACCAGCGTGACCACCGCGACTGCAGGGTGGTCGCGCATCCCGTTTGCGGGGGGCATCCTTGCCGACCCGGTGGGCACCGGCAAGACCGCGGTCATTCTTGCACTTGTGGTGGCACAACCTCGCCGCCTGTCCGACCTCCAGTGGCTCAACGGGTGGACCGCGCAGGTAACGGGGTCCAGCAGCAGGCAGCTCACGTGTACACGCGGCTGGATGGACGTCGCATCACATGTGCCCACCCACGCCTCCCTCATCATCGTGCCCAACAACCTGTGCAAGCAGTGGGTGAACGAGGTAGAGAAGTTTGTCATGCCCGGGGCGTTGAAAGTGGTGCGCGTGTTTAACAAGCGCGACTTTGACGCGACGCATATGAAGGCGTTACAGGACGCGGATGTTGTGATCACCACGCTGCACTTCTTGAACGGACCGGTGTACCGCAAGTACCTCGCCGAGAAAGATGTGTCCATGTTGCACCGGTACTACGGCGCTCACGGGCGGAGCGGGACGTTGAGTGAGGTGCATCCTGTCTTCTTCCAAGCCTTCCTGTGGCGCCGCGTCATTTTTGATGAGCAGCACGAGCTGGTGGTTACGCGCACTCTGGCGCACCTGTTGCAAGGACTGAAAGCCGAGGTCTACTGGGGCATTACTGCCACCCCGTCGCTGCACCGCAACAACTTTATCTTTCACCTCGACCCCACGCACATTGGCCTCTTCCCGCTGTACGACGTTCAGTTGATACGCCATGCTGTGCGGCGCACACAACGCACAGAAGCCAGGACACCCGTGATTGCCGTGAACCATGTCGTGCCGCTGCTGGATCGGGAACGCGCCATGCTGGAAGCGTACCGCAACAGGGGGCTCGAAGCGCTGATTCAGTTGACCACGTGCTTTAACGTCGTCGCCTTATTTGGCGCGTCTGCTGAAGAAGATGAAGTTGTGGTCACCATGACGTTTGACGAGGTAGCACGCGTCATGGTGGCGAAACACGATGTGGAGCTGGGGAACGCGCGGCAAGAGCTCGCGCCGCTACGTGAGCAGCTGCAAGGCTTGATGCAGCACTTGTCGCAGGCGGGCGTGGAAGACGCTGCGGCAGGGGAGGGGGGTGAGACACACACGGGGTTGGCGCGTTTGTTGCACCGCCAGGTGAAGCTGTGCAGGCGGCGTGTTGAGAAGAAGGAGGCGGAGCTGCAAGGGTTGGAGCAGCAGCGCCAGTTCTTTCACAGTCAGCTGGTGCAGAGACAGGTGGAGACAAGCAACTGTCCCATTTGTTTTGAGGACGGCGCGAATGTGGTGACCGAGTGCGGCCACTGGTTTTGCAAGCAGTGCATCAACTCTTACTTTCGCACAGGCGATGGCTCTAAACCGTGCCCGGTGTGTAAGCATGCTCTAGACCGGCGGGAGTACATTGAGGTGGCGTCGAGATCCGTGGTGGAGATTGTGCCCAGTGGGGGCGCGAGCGTGCTGGACTTGGAGCAGCAGTACGGAAGCAAGCTGGCTGCGATGGTGCGCCTCCTGCGCGAGATCAAGGGAAGGGGTGAGAAGGCCATCATGTTTTTTCAGTGGACGACGCTGATGCGCGTTGTCAAGCGCATCCTGGTGGACGGCGGCGTACAAGCATGTGGCGTGTTTGGCAACATGAACATGGTGAACGCGGCGCTACACAAATTTCAGGGGGGTGAAGCGGATGTGCTCATGCTGTCGCTGGAGACAAGCACGGCGGGGCTAAACTTGGTGGAGGCCAACCACATCATTTTTGCGCACGCACTGGTCAACGTGGGGCACGCGTACAGAAAGAACATGGTCGACCAGGCGGTGGGTCGCGTGAACAGGTTGGGACAGACGAGGGACGTACACGTCCACTGGTTTATTTCAGAGAACACTGACGAGCAGCGCGTGTTTGACACTTACGCGCGGGTGTAGTGGCCGTACGACGGGATGTGCTGGTTCATACCCGCGTACGAGACGAAGCCGCTGTCATCCATGGCCACGTTGCCAAAGGTGGAGCTGTGCAGCCGACTCGGGCCCTTGGCAGCCTGCATGTAGCTCTGCTTGGCCAAATAATCATGCATCTTTTGCGCCTCATCCAGTGACAGGGGGGTGGTGAGCGGGTGTTGAAAGTTCCACAGCTGGGCGGGGTGATTGGGCGCAATGTCGTGCAGCATGACCATGCCCTGCTGCGTCGCAAGCGCCGGGTTACCCAGCGCACCCACCTTGTAGCCCGCAGGGTCGCCGTAGCCTCCCGCACTGAGCTGGGGGTACGGACCGAGCGGCTGGGTAAAGGCTCCCATCACCGCGTTAGACTGCGCGTACTGGGGCACCGGGTAGGGGTAGGATGTGTAATACGACAGCGACATTCTGTTTTATAACTATCGCGCACAAAAAAACACACCATCAAAAGTAAACATGGAGTTTCGTCCACAGCCTCACTTTTCCCAGGTCACGCAGGTCAGCGACATTGCAACCACGCTCGCACGCCTCAACCCGGGCAAGGTGCCTCAGACGCTGTTCCGCGCAGCCAGTGCGCAGCCGCGGGAGGCCATTACGGGCGTCACGTTCTTTCCGCCCAACACACTGGACCCCACCATTGTTGCCCCTCCGCCGCCACAACGCCACATGATGCAGGCCGCGGCTGCTGCGCCTGTGCTGCCCCCCTACTTTTGCTGGGCGGATGCAAACGTTGTTGCAGACGTTAAGGGGTGGGGCAAGCGGCCAGCCTCCCTTGGCCCCTACACCTCACCCGTGTTTAATCAGCACACGTGCGGCTCCTGCTGGGCGGTTGCCAGCGCCGGCGTCTTCTCCGACCGCTGGGCCATTTTCACCCAGGACAAAAACCCAAACCTCTCACCCACCGACATTCTCTCGTGCGTCTCCATGAAGGGCGGCTCCGGCTCAGGCACCGCGGTTGTGCCCTTCCAAAACTGTGACGGCTGCAACGGTGGCATCCCCGCAGGCGCAGCCGCGCTCTTTGCACGCATAGGGGTGGTGAGCGGTGAGTGCGTCTCGTATGGCTGGTGTGACAACAACAGGGTGTGCGCGGGACAACAGGCAAGCGTGGGCGGCGGGGGGGAATACCTCAACCACCTCATCCCCCGCTGCATTAAGCAGCGCTCCTGTTCCAATCCCACGCGGTACAAGGCCAAGTTTTACACCGTGACCATGAGGCCCAAGCTCGCCACCCTCAGCGCACCCGTTATGGCCTCAGGTGGGTTTACAGCGCGTGAAATCAACCCCGAAACCTCCGCTGCGTTGTCCATTACAGGTGTGCAGGACATTCAGCGTGAGATCCTCGCCAATGGCCCGGTCGTGGGCGCCATGGCAATATACTACGACTTTCAGGCGGGCACCTCCCCAGGCAGCGGGAATTGGGCGCCCACGAAAAATGTGTACTGCAACGTACAGGGGGGCGGGTTTCGCGGTGGTGCAAAGCCGTATGATGGGACGTCGTACGCCAACACCGAGTCGCAGCTGCAGGGATATCACGCGGTCGCGGTGGTCGGGTGGGGCGTTGAGCGAGATGTGGATGACTGGACCATGCCCGGTCGCAAGTTTGACCTGCCATACTGGATTGTGCGCAACTCGTGGGGCACGCAGTGGAACACCGGGTGCACCGTTAACAACGGCAAGGTCAAGTTGCCTGGTTACTTTAAAATTGCATGGACGGATGCGAGCCGGAATATTAATGTTATGGTGCACTTGGACATGGCGTCCAATGGCCAACTTGGTGGCACCACTGCGTTTGAGCCTGCTGTACCCCGCGCGGCACCACCCGGCGGTGGCAAAAAACCGGTGGGTGCAACCCACCCGTACACCTTTGACCCCGTCGCCAATCAGTGCGTGCCCGCCACCGACAGTGACAGCGCGGCGTATGAATCACTGGAAGCGTGCATGGACGCACACGCAGGCGCGCAAAACGTGTCTTTTAAGTGTAACTACGTGAAGGGGCAGTGTCATGTCGTGACTAACGGCTCGGGCAAGTACAGCACCGAGGAAAGCTGTCTCGCGGATTGTGGCCAGCAGCGCACCACGTTTCTGGCTTTGGTCATTTCAGGATCGGTGCTGGTTGCAGCCGCAATCGCGATCGGTGTTGGCGTCGGCGTAACGCGGAACAAAGCAAGAAAGGGCATTTAATAAAAGAAAGCTTTAAAGAATGCTAGAAGTTGGCGACACAGTTTATTTCACGCCCGTGTACACTCGGTTGCTGTACTCCAAGGGATACAGGGGGGCAATGTGTCCGTGGCGTGTCGTGGACCGCGTGTCGGACACACAAGTGCGGCTTGAAGTAGAGCGCTCAAAAAAGACACAGTGGTCCAGCAATCACTTAGTGGTGACAAACACGTGCGTCTTCAAGCCCTCTTAGCTTTCGTCTTCTTAATTAACCCCGCCTGTTTAATGCGGTTCCCCAGCTTGGAGGAGACGCACACGCACGCGTTGCGCGACACGGTAGGACCGCTGCTGCCATCACACAGGTAGAAAGGGCACGCTTGCTGTGACCTGCCTGTTATGCCGCGCCGCATGGCAGCCAGTTGCGGGTCTTGGCCGCCGCCTGTAATCGCAGACATGCATGCGTCTTTGCTTGGGAAGTAGCAGTTCACATACTGGTTCTTCTCCATGTCACACGCGCCAAACGGGTCACCCGGACTCACGCCCATAATGGCGCCCTTCAGACCGAGCGACGCAGGGGGCGGTGCGGCAGTGCACTTCGTGGACGCCGGGTCAAACATGGTACCCTGCGGGCACGCGCAATTGCCGCCAAAATGCGTGTCACCCGCATACACATACTCCTGCCCACCCGCACCCTCGCCCGGGCATAAGTCACGACACTGCGCCAACAACATATCATACGTCTGGTTGGTGGACGCACACCGCTCCTGCATACCCGTGTCGTCCGGGTAGACGTCGTCATCATCAATGATCCAGTCCTGGTTGCGCGGGTCGTAGGGTGCAGTAAAGACGCACTGGTTGCCTCCCACCGTCGGACTCAAACACGGCTCACACGCGTCATACACAGGGTCGTAGTAGTAGGAATCGCCGGGAACAGACATGGCAACCGGGTTTTTTATTTACCAGACTAGAAATTATCGGGTAAGCATGTTTTTAAAAATGACTCGGCTTCATCGTCGGTGTACAAACTCTTGGGAGACAGTGCCGTCGCGACTTGACACCTTTGTGTGTGCCCCGCCGAAACACAGTGCGCGGACACCATGTCGTGGGAGAGCGGCACGCGACACCGGTGGCAGTAGTATGAAAAGTCGTTCTGCAGCATCACCACACCCGTCACCACATTCGCATCGGCCACCGGACACGCCAGCGACGTCAAAGTGGCCGTGCCGCGCTCTACCATGCCACACAGCTTCAAACACAACGAACGCCAGAGCTGCACATCTTGCTCCAACTGCGTTACGCGCTGCTGCAACTCGTTGTACAAATGGTCAGGCGGCACGCTCATGTTCACGGGTTGATACCACGGGTAGACAAGTTGAAACCGGGGATTAACCAACGCGGGGTGAACCACTGTGCGCGGCATGACACAGATAACACAAAAAGTGTGGCAACTCAAGCAGGCCCCACTACGTCTTTAGTCTTTCCTGCCAGGTTACCCTGACCAATGCGCGCAATGGCGGAGTCAAGCGGCGAAAAAAAGTAGCCAAACATGAACCTGTCATTCCACAGCTTGTACTCACGCATAAATTTTAGCATGGTGGCACACTTGTCCCGACACGCCGATGTCATGTGCGCAGGGTTAGCACGACGCAAGAGGATGCGCGGGTCCGGACACAACAGCAAGGGCCACCACGCGGGGTGCACGTTTCCCCTCAAGAACGCGCTCCACTGTTTCACGCGCCGGTGCTTGTTGCCGGTCACCTCTGCAAACAAGTTTGTTGCGGCTTGAGGCATGTACACAATGTCTGGCGTACCGCGTCCGCCCGGAAAAGACAGGAAGAGGGCCAGGGTGGACGCCTGGACACCCGGCTGCACAATCAACACCTGGCCGCTGCCGTCGCCAAACGCAGACAGCCACTTGATGCGCATCACAGCACCGGCGGTACGGGTCGGGATGAACTGGGTGCTCGGGGGCAGCGGCAGGTGTGCGCCCTGTGTCGGAGACCCCAGAAAGATGACGGGCGTGCGTGCGCCGCCGACCAGCGCCACTTCAGGCTGGACGCGTGCTTTCCCGCCCTTTGTCGCCACGATCAACCATGCCGTCAAGACAGAAGCCAGGGAGACGCTGAGCGCGACTGTTGCCGCCACAAACACGGGGTAACGCATCTTTTTGTTCAGTGCAAGAACAATAAAATTTATGCGTTAAAGACGGTCACGCGCACACGAACAATCACTGTTATAACTCCCAGGGGTAGTGATCTTTTTTTCATTCAAAGAACAATAAAAATTCATGCCCCGACGGCGCGGTCGTGTGTCGCGTTCTAAATCCAGGTCGGTGAAACGACGGCGCAATCCACCATCCAAGTCACGCAGGAGGGGTCGCACTCCCCGCCGTAAAAGTCGTGCCCGCAAAAGCAACACGTCCCGAGCCAGGGGGGGTAAGAAGAGCAGGCAAGTTAAGCCCAAGAAATCGCCGTCGTCGTATGCCATGAAGAAGTGCATGGCAACGCCGGGGTGGACGTGGGTACCCGGCAAGGGGTGCATGAAACTAAAAATTAGCGCGGGCGCACTTGTGGCTGCTCCAAGTGCAACGGTTCCCGTGTCCACCGCCGCCGCACCCACCGGAACCGGTGCACCCGCCGCGGAAACCACGTTTGAACCTCCACCTGTACACGCACAAGCTAATAGACCCCCCGCGCAAAAACCGGCAACCGCACCAACCCCGGCAACCCCGGCAACCCCGGCAACCCCGGCAACCCCGGCAACCCCAGCAGCCGCAGCAGCCGCAGCTCCCGTCATTACATTACCTGCAGCGCCAACACGCAAAAGTAGAGACAAAGCCATGGCATTTAAAAAACCCGTCAAACGACCACCGGTAAACATTAAAAAATTGAAAACAAATAGGGCATTAGAGGACTTAACCGCTAGTTTTAAGGGCATGCAAATCTAAGTGGACAGTGAACTTCCAATCACAGACTACCTGGTCGGAAACACGTCCGGGTTCCACCAACATGCTCATTTCTTTCTTTTCTCGTGGCTGCCAGCATGCGTGTCTCCAACCACATTCACATCCACTTTGGCGGCCGGAGCATTGCAAACAAGGGGGGCAACAGCCGCACCAGCACTACCTCTAAACGCGTGTCAAGACCCACGTGTAATAAAGTTATCAAAGACGTGTACAACCGGGCGCACGGACGATGCAAGAACACCGTGTTGCCGGGGGAGGCAACGTGTGGTCAATGTCATAGCCGATGGGTTGAAGACGATCGCGGCCGGTGTACGTACTCACGCAAAGGCACGTTGTACTGTGGCGTCCACGGGTGCGCGTCATAAACAACAAAACCAGTAACGCCACCAGCCACACACCTCTTCAGACTCACACCCGCTGGGGGTCCCGGCCACGTTCATTTGTGTACACGTGTGTCTGTACTTACTATACTTTTTTGGCGGCATTTGTCTTAATCTATATTTTTGCAAACAGTTAAACAAACTCATGGGTGCACAGTCTTCTAGTTTTGTTCACCCAGACTCTCAGTTGGCAAATCAACAAAACGCGAACATTGTCGCACTTCAAAATTTACCACCGGAAGATCCAAAACGCTTAGCGGCCATCAAGGAGGCAGTCGTCCGCTTGGAGGCAATTGAAGCACGTTTGACACGTGTAAAAAAACACATAAGCGCACGTTTTGACGATTTTTCAAACCTCTCAAACTATTTAAACACCATTTTTGAAGATGTTAAACAGGCGTGTAAAATTAACCAACAATACATGCCGTTCACAATTTTCTTCACACTTGAACCAGACAGAGATAAAAAACAAAACGTCGGCAAAACATTGTTTAGTCCGTTTTGCAGCGTCATTCTGATACGATATTTGGTGTACCACCAATGGATTGGCACGTATGAAACGCTGATGGAGGTAGAGAAAGCGTTTGAACGCGTCGCAAAAACAATGTTTGCGCCGAATGACTCCGAGTTTGCTGTGCTTCAACAAATTGCAACGCTTCAACAGTTACAAAATAACTTCACATTCCCTGTAGATGCCTTAAAGCCTTACTTTGTGTACACAAATGAGTTCCCTGACATCAACATTGAACGTGTCTTCAACGGACCGGAGGTTACGTTACACGCGTCCGCTTCGTCCGAGCAAACTGTGTATGAGTACTTGAACTACTTGGTGCAACACTGGAAAAGGTTAGAGAGTTTAGACGGGTTTGTGGACAATCCCGGTAAGTTCTTCGCAACCCTTCGCAATAGTCAAGCCACCGCCATCCAACAAGAGAGTACACTTCGTGACTCGATTAGCCACACTTTTGTGAACCAACAAACGCTGCGTTTGAGCATAGCAGACATGTTGCCAACGCCCCTGCAACCGCCCCTCGATGGAGCACCCCGTGTTTTTGTAATCATCGCCGCCACGCACGGGGTGTACTGGGTAGATCGAAAAAACACAAAGATAAAAATGCGTACAGCCATAGTCCCCTACAACATGACTCTTACCAAAGTCCCCCTGGTACGACCAGGCCTCATTTCCTACCAGGCTTGGGCAACAAGACGTGAACACCTCTCGTTGTTTAACGAGTTGAAACAGCAACTCAACCCAACGCCGCCGTCTCTTCGCGACGTGCTTGAACAAGTAGAGGGCACTACGCAGCAGTACTCCACAAATGTCCGGGATATTCACACAGAGCGCATGCAGCAGCGGCTAACGCAGTACAACCCCGCCATTGAGGCGCAACTCTACTCCGAAAAGCTTTACCCCATGACGTACTTGCCATGCAAAAAGTACTTGAACAAAACGTTTGGCATCAACCCGGAAGACCGAGCAAACAAAGAGGTGGAGTACAAATTGGCTACAGTAAACTACAATGGCGAGGGTAGCAGCGATTTGATGGAGTTCCTAGGCACAAAACTTGCGGATGGAAGGGCGTACACAAACTTAGACCAAATCATGGAATATGCAAAACAACGCCGCGTCCAGCACGTCATCCTGATTGATCTTACATGTGCAAGTTTTACAACACCAGACTTTGACATCGGACTTATGCCGTCGGAGATACAACAAGTTGCAACTAAATGGCTTGAGAAATTTCAGCTGGGTGGTGGCAAACAAAACAGTGCAGTTTAATCGCTCGCCCAACAGCGGCTGCAAATTTATGTAAAACAAGAGTAGACGCAATGAGGTTCACACCAAACCAGCCGGTCACCGTGCAGTTCAGTCCCGTGGGCACAAGACGGACGGCGATTGTGCAGTACCTACGCGACGACTTGTACGAGCGCAACCAGTGGGAACAGTGGAACGCCGCTACTAACAACCTCACCTCACCCTACTACTACTCCATCCAGTATGACGACGACGGAAGCGTAGACACGTATGTTAACCAGGTATATCTGGAACCACTACACCCAGGTACAACACGCACGCCCTAACGTAGCCTACCGAGTGGCACAACATAAAAGACACATGCCTGCTTTCACCATCTCCTACTACGACCCAGCGGCATCACGCATGCGTGCGGACACGCTAGAAGACTTTTTGAGAGCGCCGCTTACAGGCGACTTGGAGGAAGTGCCCGGCATCGGCAAAGACACAAAATTCAAGTTACACGCGCATAGAGTCATGACCACGCATCAACTCATTGGCGTGTATCTACGCGAGGGCAGCGTCAACGCGTTTTACGCGTGGCTGCAAGGAGTGGGCGTCAACGCTCACCGCAACACGGTAGTAACATGCATCTCCCACAAAACCACCACCTTCATGGGCCCGAACGTCTGTACCACCCACCCCCCCTTGGAACCCGTGTTACCGCCCGTGGTTGAAGAAACCACCGAGTCATCCGCGGTAATTGAGCAAGAACAACCCGTGAACCACAAAAACAAGGCCAAAAACGCACGCAAGCGGGCGGCAAAGAAAGCCAAAAAATTAGCACAACGCGCGTAGATTAGCCACCACCAACACACTGTCGGTGACAAACGGGTTTTGCAAAAAACGTTGGGCTAGTCAATGTGATTGTTGCGGCGGGCCCGGGCACTACCGCAACGCTAGTGTACGATAATGTTAACAGCACTTGAGTGGTGATGCAGTAAATACATAAATATTAGCTGGGTTTATTTGTCACGCATAGTCACTTTTGAAATGGCAACACTACACAGTGGGGATGCACAGGTTGTTTTAAAAAAACATGGTGCTCTTTACAACGTTCGGGGTGTGCGGATTTAGTGCAGTACCTGTTACCAAAATGACAATGGAATTTGCACGCTGGGCGGCGTTGCCCGCGGAGCTGTCTGGCTGACAATGTGGATGGCCGTGCTGTCCACCTGAATTACGTTGTCTGGTACGGTGCCTGGGTTAAATATGGCGACCATGGCAACGGTGTGCCATGCGCGGGGCTGATTGTTTATCCCAGCATTTGCCAAACTCACAACAAACGCATCCCCGTCCCGCACCCCCTCGTAAATGTTTGTCACTTTGTTTGCCGGGATGCCGGTGTACAGCTTGTTTGAGTCGACGTCCAGCGCGCCCTCAAATACAATCACCTGAAACGACACGGGAGCGGTCTTTTGGACGGCCATGTGCGCAAAGTTACTTGTTTTGTCGCTTGACTCTGCAAAGTACGTCACCGGGCTGCTCGGGAAAAACAGGCCAATTGGCATGATGCGGTATGATTGCTCCTCGACGTTACCTAAACCGTTAAACTGAAAGTAAGTGGCGGGGAGATAAAACGTTTCCAACATTGCAGGCGCAGGGTGCGGCCCAGGTGGCGCAGGGCCAAACGGAGGTGGTATAGGTACTGGCGGTGGGGGTGGTGGCGGCGGGGGAGGTGGTGGTGGCGGTACAGGGCGCGTTGTAGGGTTTGGTGGTGGTACAGGGGTTGGTTGTGGCGGCGGGACAGGTTGCGGTTCAGGAGTCGGCGGTGGCGGTGGGACAGGTTGCGGTTGAGGAGTTGGCTGTGGCGGCGGGACAGGTTGCGGTTGAGGAGTTGGCTGTGGCGGCGGGACAGGTTGCGGTTGAGGAGTTGGCTGTGGCGATGACTGTTTGTGCTGCTGCTGCACCAACACAATGGTAACAGCGATACTGACACCAAATGAGAGCAACGCAAAGACAAGGCTTGCAACAGCAATACCACTTAAAGGCATTTATTTAAAAGCAAACAAAAACAACGCTCGTACCTGACAAATGACTCCCACTCCGTGGCCAGAAGGTAACCTCCGTGACAAATTTTTGTTTCTTCATACCACCCTCGCACTTCTATCATTTTCTGCAACAGTGAGCAAAATGATAAAAACACAGCACGCAAATGTTGCATCTATAGACACGTTAACTGCAGGCACCGTGCGCGCTCAGAGCTACAGCCTTCAGGCGGGGTACAAGGTTGGCGATGTGGGGCCTGCTGGCGGCATCATCTTCTTTGTTGACTACAACAACGAGTACCCCGACTTTAACTACCTTGAAGTCTCGCCTTATATCGCAGCAAACAATGCGATCACACAGGCAATAACAGCAGCGCGGGTAATACATGGTGGTGCAACCATTGAGTACGACTTAAGTGCGGTGCCAAGCTCGACAAATCCAAGTGCTGTTGTTAGTCAGTTGGCAGGGGCAAACGTTACCAACATGTCTCCACCTGAGTTTAACTTTAACCAGCAAGTCATCACTTTCTCCGCCAACCTACGGTCCGACCCGCTTATAGTAAAAGGCGAAGTGGTGGGAAGCGATATTGTTTACACAACGCTGGACCCGCACCGCATCACCACGGGCACGCTTGTCACCGTTACCGGCTTCGTCAACCCATACACCGCGTTTAATGTCGCAAGTACAACTGTCACAGCAGTGACTGCAAACACATTTTCAGTTACAAACGTGGCGGCGACGGGAACGGTAAACGCCGGCGCGGAGGTGGTATCAAACCGTTTTACAACACCTAATTTGACGGGTGCAACGGGTGTGTCTGCAGGGGGCGGCTTGGCGCCAACGTCTCGAGTGGTGTGGAGCAGTTTGCAAGACAACTGGACGGGTGTGGCATCGTTTGAAGCCGCTCAAGTGGACGCAGGGCCTGCAAACACGGCAAAGATGCTGCAAACGTCAACATTTGGTGCCGCACACGTAGCTGCAAACTTTACACTCAACGGGTTTGATGACTGGTTCCTGCCCTCCTCCGGAGCGATGAAGGTGATGTACAACAACGTTGTGGGGCCATTTTGTGTTCAATCAGTTAATGCATTCTAAACGTCCTCAGAAGTTTCAGCTTCACGTGCAAGTTTTCAATTGTTTCAATCGACAGTGACAAAAGAAAACAGTAACCCGAAAAACACTACACACTGGGTGCTTCCTGTGCGCGCGTTTAAATAAACAACATGGCGATCAACTGTTAGTGAACGCGTACTTCCCTGCACAGTACTACCACTTGCTAGACACCAGCGCAAACCACTTGGATCAACGTACCATCCACTTATTGTTGTAGCACTTGACAGCAACAACCTGTGGCAAAAAATCTCAACGTAACAAAAACATGTTACAAACAGTTCACGCAAACTTTGCGAATTTTTCGACGCCGCCGACGTGTGCGGTGGAACCCACACAGGATGTCCAACTCACCAACAAGGCGTACGTCGACGCAGCCGTCGCCAGTAGTAGTGGCAGCGTCAACGTCGTGCCGTCCACCACCATACCGCTTGACCCCACCGCGACAGTCAACCTCATTACTGGCGGGTCACACACGCTTGCGGCCGGTACAACCGTCGGACAGGTCACCGAGATTGTGTCAACCGACACCAACGCGTTCTCCATCCCCATCACCGACTTCATACCAGGCAATTATCCGCTTACCAACAACGCGCTGCCAAGGTTGGTCGTGCCTGCTAAAGACGGCGTGTCCACCGCAGCATCAAAGGTCATGTTTGCACAGCCGTAAAAATAGCTTCCAGAGTTGCCAAAACGGAACAAGTCCCCAAACTTGTTCACAGTGAGCAGCTTCAAACGGTCGCCGGTGTTGTTGAACCTAAAGCCGTGCAACGTACCATACACCCTCACAGTGTACGTCCCCGCCACACCGTATGTGTGTGTCACCGCAGAGTCATTCCACGTCGTAATCACACTGCTGCTCCCGTCACCCCAAAACACCACCATGTTGTACGTCCCTGTGGACTCGAGGGGGAGCGCAAACTGGGTCACGCCCGTACTCCCAGTGCTCACATTGTCCGTCTTGACGCTCACCTCAAAGTACGTCGTGGTTGAAGACGAGAGAAGACCGTTGTCATACACCAGCGTGTACGTCACACCAGCTTCAGGGATCACAACGGCGCGAGTCATGCCCGTCACACTCAACACTTCGCTCGTCACTGTATCCACGGTAAGCACGTTGGATGTCGCACCGGCGCGGACAGGTGCGATCACCACAGAGTCTGCGTTCAACGCGTTGAGGGCTGCACCCGTCGCGTTGATCACCACACTGTGCGCCGGCTGGTTTGCCGGTGCCGCCTCGTCACCAATGGCAACCGCACTAATCCCTTGATTCACCACTCCGGCGTCCAAGCCAAGACGGACGCCACCGCCCTCAAAAGACACGTTATTGACACTTGCAAACGTGGCATTCAACACATCCACATTGATCACGTGACTGTCTACGTTTGACGCACCCAGAAAGTTTGAGTGCAACTGACTTGTTATCATTTTTGAACATACGCCAGGTTTTTTGAGCGCGTTCCGCCCACTCGCGTCCACGTACCACCACTTTTTTTCAACACGGATGAACAGCCAGTGCACACAATGACCAGCTGGGAACACGTAAAAGCGGCGCTAACGTGCGTCGACGATTCCGCCACCTCATACATGGATGCAGTCATGGCGGTCGCGGCATCAGTTATCCCAGAGTCGTACGCGGCGTACCTCCACACGGAAACACATGTGATCAATCAGTTTGCGTTGTTGGGGGTCCAGGGTGAACTGCGGTACGCTGACTTGGAAGTAAAAAGACAAGCAGACGTGATTGGAGACCTGCGTGTTACGGGCGCAACAAAAGCAGTGCTGCTAGTAGGTGCCTATGAGCAGCTCCCGCTCAACAACATTCAAATCAATGGGACAGCGACAGACAACCACTTCTTTGCACACGGCCTAACTCTGTTGTTGGCAGCACAGCAGTACCAACAAGTCAAAGTGCGCGTCTACTTTCACGCGGAAAGTCTACTTCAAAACCACCAGTTTTCACTCAAGTACACCGGCTTGGTACTGAACCAGCACGCGCGCAAGTCACTTTCCACGCAACCGTGGGTCACCACCACCCACCGCTACGACGGCGGCGTCGCGTACCCCCTCGCGAACATGTGACAATAGGAGTGTATTTCAACACAATAAAACACCCTTCTAACACTACGTAGAAAACCGTAACCCGGCTGTACCATCGGCTCGACGCTGCACATTCAAGTTTTGAGCAACCACTTCAACATGCTGCTCACCCCCCGCGATGCCGGTTGGAGCAACCTGCGTCTCTCTCACCACTGACGCACCAACTTCGATTCCCCATCGCGACCAACGCAAAGCGTAATCATCTCTTTGCCCCGTGCTTTCACTCTCGGTCTCCATGCTTCTCGCCGCCAAAGTTAGCATCAAATCCCGTTCACGCAAAGATAACCGGGGGGCTGGACGGATCCGCTCCCCCCAGCGGTAGACGTGACACGAGTGACACGACGCACTCAAGCCAACAGACAACTCGCAGCTTGTACACAGACCTTGTAATTGACGCAGCCGCTCACCCCTCAGCTCTTGGTCATGCCTCCATCTAATAAAACAAGGACCGCAGACGTCGTTGCGAAAATACACAGCCATGCCACAGTCCATGCACACGTGTTGCGGTGGCAACTGCACCACCTCAGGTTGAGCAAAAACACCACGGCAGGGTGTAGCCACATGCATCGATTCCAACGCATCTTGCGTCGACGCACCCGCCTCCAGCAACGCACGAGTCACCTTTTGGATGGTGGTTACGGGCGCGCGACACCACGGACATGTCGACTTGTCCCGCTTCCCTTCCGCCACCTTGACCATGCATGGCCAGCACACACACGCCTTGTGCACCGGCGTTACACCCACCGTACAATCGCTCCACGCCCAAAAGTCAGGGCACTCCATGCACACCACGCATACTTCATCTGATCCATTTGAATCCATTCTTTTATGTGTGTGTGTTTGATTTTGTTGTCGCTTGTTTACCCGCAACGTAACCTGGTTGTAAAGACAACCAATGTAATTGTAGCAGCGGGTGCGGGCAATACCGCGACTAAAATGTATGATAATAGCGCCGTTATATGCCTTAACTTCTTTATAAACGTCATTCAATTCCATTGTGCAACAAGTTTTTTGGTTTGTGTTCGCCAAACGTGTTTTTGTCACGTAGTCGCATCGTGTTGACATTTTTTTCCTTTGGAGTTGGATAAAAGTCCCATCATGTCGCTCTTAACCAGCAGTCACCAGAATCATAGTGCTACCGCGGTCACCACCGTGCACGCTGTTGCCGCGCAGAGCGCAAGTGTGGCCACACTCAGTGTCACCGATGTCGCAGTCGCCAACACCCTCACCCAGAGCGTCACCTCCAACTTCCCATTTTCGCCGGCGTACACCCGCTTCCCTAAACCTGGCATGCCTCGCTGTTTCGGTGCGGTGCTGGGCCCCAACGGCAAAGTGTACCCCATTCCTTGCCAAGCGAAGCAATACATTGTGGTGGACCCAGACACGCTGGAGTACACAGCGTACACGTTTGACACTGTCAATCAGGCGTTTGCGGGGGGTGTGCTGGCAAAGAACAACAAGATCTACTGCGTGCCGCACAATCTGTCCGGAGGCTCGTACTACGTGCTCGTCATTGACACGGCGGATAACTCGTTCTCCAAGATTTACCTGCCCGAGCTACCATTGGGCGTACTCAATAACAACGTCATTGGACCCACCAATCAAGGGTTGTGGTGCGGCGCCGTGCTTGCAGCCAACGGACAAGTTGTTTGCATGCCCTATTTTGCCATGTGTTGCCTCATCATCAACCCCGACACGGACACGCTGGAGCCGTACAGCACCATTCAAGGGTTGCGTGTCGCCACGTACGCGTTTGAGGGCATGCACGCGTACCACGGCGGCGCTGTGAGTACGAACGGCCTCATTGTCGCCGCGCCATACAGGGCGGACAACACGCTGGTGCTTAACTTAGACAGTCCGGTGACGAATGTGCCTGCGGGTGCGGCGCTCGTGCCAGCAAACTGCAGCTACAACGACAGCACCCGTGTGTTCACCTGCACTGGCGCGTCGTTTATTGGAAACGTGGCAGTGGGTGACAACATGTTGTTAACGCTGACCACGGGCGAGAAGCTTACGGGTTATGTCGACGTGGGCGGAGTTGCGGCAACGACGTTGACGTTGAAATATGCCTTGGGACAAAATTTGGCTTTGGGGTCAATTGTGAGCGTGCAGCAAACACGCAAAGCGGATGTGACGTCTCTGCCGTTTGTGGGTGACTGGAAATTTTCAGGTGCTGTCTTGGCGCCAAATGGGAAAGTGTACATTTTTCCACAGGATGCAACGCAAGTTCTCATTGTAGATGTGACCGTGTCCCCGCCAACGCAAACAAACTTGGTGACGACGCTCCCTGGTGGTTTTGGCAAGTTTCGAACAGCGGTGTGTGCATTGGACGGTAAAATTTACGGCATTCCGTGCAACTACAACGTGATCCTTGTGGTGGACCCTGCCAACAATTCGCTCTCGTACATTCCGTTCCCCGCTGCCATCAATCAGTATGCTTCAGGTGTGCTGCTACCCGATGGTCGCATTATGTGCTTACCGTTCGGGTATGGTACGACGACCGACATTACACTTTTAAACGGCGGTGTGCCCAACTACGCGCCCGCGGGCTGGATGTTGAAGCCTTACTTTAACAAAATGTAGCGGTGCAATAAAGATGCCTCTGTTAAGTAATTTGAACAAGACGCATGCACAGGTGCAAGTGCTCAGTGCCACTGCCATGACCGTAAACGGCAGTGTCAACGCACATGTGGTAAGTGTGGACAACGACGCAAACGTGGCAGGCAGCATGCAAGTTCAGGACACCATCACCTCGAATGCGCTAAAAGACACGCCGGCAGTGAGCGCCTCCAGTTTTCTCACCCCAAATCAATACCAAGCGTTTCCACAAACCAGCTTGTCCCTTATTCCGCTGGGTTTTACGCCTGGTGGTACATTTGCGACGTTGTATGAAGGTGGGTGCCTAGCTGCAAACGGATTCATTTACGCCATTCCAGGAACCATAGGTTTGCCTGTGTTGATCATCAACCCCAACACTGACACGTTTACCACGATTCCCATCAGCCCCACCTTGGACACAACTGGTTGGCGAGGTGGTGTGTTTGCGAAGAACGGCAAAATTTATTGTGCGCCAAAGGGGCTGAAAATACTTGTGATTGACACGCTGACAAACACAGTCAGCACCATAGACAGGCCCGCACCCGTGTACAACTTTGGTTACTGGGGTGCAGTGTATGTGGAGAACAAAGTCATTTTTATCCCGCACGGCTTTCTTTTCATGGTCATTGATTTAGAGCAAGACGAGTTCACGCCATTTTATCCGCCGGGTCTTGCGCCGCCCAATCCAGTCACAACAACACCACCCGCCATTCCAACAACATCGCCATGGGGAGGAGGAACTTCGAGTAACGTATGTTGGGCAGGGGGTGTACTAGGCATTGACGGCAACGTGTACACCGTGCCTCACGACCAAGTAAATCAAAACAGCGTTCTGCGCATTGACCCCAAAACACTGACGTGCACAGTTGCAATCAATGCATTTGGTGGTAGTTTTTTTGCGTTTGCAGGCGGTGTGCTGCACCCTAACGGTTTGATTTACTTGATACCGCGGAGAGGCTTTTCTAACAACCGGTCCATTTACACTCTGGGGCCGCCGGGCGTGTACAATACGGGGACCCGGTTAACAACGCCAACAAACACGCCGTCCACTAGCTTTAACACCATTTTTTACGGCGGCAATATGGCGCCGGATGGTCTTATTTACTGCATTCCAGGGACTTCGCGGTTCATCAATACTGTCAACTCCGCAGGAACGGTGGTCCAAACCATTGACGTGTCATCGCTGTACCCCGATTTCACGAACGCTAATTACCGATTGTGGTTTGGCGGTGTGGTAGCGCCGAACGGCAAACTGTATTTGATGCCGTGGAGCACGCCAAACATTGGGGTACTCACGACGGGCCTGCCTGTCTCACCCCCGTGGATGTTGCAAAATTTTTTTAACAAGTTTTAATAAACGCCATGTCGCTGTTAAGCACCCTACAAAAAACGCAAGGCCACATTTCTGTGCTTAGCGCCAACACGCTGGACGTCACGCGGGAACTGACGACCCACAGCCTGGACGTGTCGCAAGACGTCAATGTAAATGGCAGCGTCAACGTTGTCAACAACCTCACGTGTCAAGGCACTCTGGCCATCACAGGTGCGGCGAGCGCGCCCAGCTTCCTGTCCCTGCACCAGTTTGCGGGCTTCCCTACAAACACCGCAGACACTACCTCGCTCATCGACATTACAGGGCCAACCAAGTATTCGGGTGGCGTTCTGGCCCGGAATGGTTTGATTTATGCCATTCCGTCCAGTAGCACCAGTGTTCTCATCATTGATCCCGTCGCCAACACGACAGACACGTCCACCATTACAAGTCTGCCGTCTGGTGACTTTAAATGGGAGGGTGGCGTGTTGGCGCCAAACGGAAAGATTTATTGTATTCCGCGTGACAGCGAGAGCGTGCTCATCATTGACCCGGCAACCAACACGGCTGATGTCACAACAATTACCGGTTTAACAGGTGTAGCCAAGTGGTGGGGCGGCGTGCTTGCACCCAACGGCAAAATCTACGGCATCCCGCTAAACAGCGAGTCGGTGTTGATCATTGACCCGGCGACAGACACGGCGGATACAGATACAATCACGGGGTTAGTGGGAAGTGTAAAATGGGCGGGTGGTGTGCTGGCGTTAAACGGGCGGATTTATTGCATGCCTTTAAACAGCGACAGTGTGCTGATCATTAACCCGGTGACAAACACATATTCATCCATTGCGGGGTTGCCTGCAGGCGGTTTAAAATGGGCGGGTGGTGTGCTCGCACCCAACGGCAACATCTACGGCATCTCATTCAGCAGCGCGAGTGTGTTGATTGTGAACCCGACAGCGGGGACTACAGACACTACAACCATTACCGGCTTTCCGTTAAATGGATTTAACTGGTACGGTGGCGTGTTGGCGCAGAACGGCAGCATTTACGCCATTCCTCATAATAACACAAACGTGTTAGTGATTGACCCCGCAACCAATTCTTTTACCACCAGCACTATTACCGGGTTGATTGGCATTCAGAAGTGGTCTGGTGGTGTGTTGGCACCCAACGGTATCATTTACGGCCTGCCGTATGCGAGTACAAGCGTGCTGCAAATCAAGACGGGCTTGCCCACGTTACCGGCGTGGATGCTGCAGTCCTACTTTAACAAGCTGTAAGGTGTCAGTTTTTGTCAATACCTGGTTGTACGGGTTGTACACAATCTTTACCCCCGTCCTCACTTTTCAACATGCTGGCCGCCTACCCGTATACCTACCCCCACCTGCTGAAGGACCCAGACCAGTTTATTGCGCACGTCGCCAACGCCGCGCATGATGCATTGCTGGACCAACAATTGCAGCAACAAGTCCGCGAAACACGCTTGACCGCCATCGACTTTGATTTAAGGACGGGTCCCCACTCTGCCGACGACATCCAGACCGTCACGTGCTCCGTCTACCCCGCCGCCCTCATCCCACCAGGCACACCCGTGTTTGATGTGTTGTACCAGTGCGACCACTTGTTCAAACACATCTACCGCTACATTGTCCAACTCGTGTTCCTGGACAAGCCCATCGTGGAGTCTTACATTGTCGCCGCCCACCTGGACGCCCAGCAAAGGCTGCAGGTGGAGTCCGCCACCGGACGCGCTGGATTTACCGCCCTCAAAAACGAGGTCACGCTGTTTAAACTGAGACACCGCGACTTAGTCCAGCAGTGGCGCGAAAATCACCAGAAGTACAAGGGCCAAGAATTTTGTGCCCAACTGACGTTCGATCGCGTCCACTTTGACACCACCAGCAGCCACATCTCGTTCCACTCGCCGCCACCCACCGTGCGCACCGCGTGGATGGACCGCACACCGCTGCCCCCAGACCATTCCGCCACCGTCCTTTAACTGTTTGTAGCCGAGCACTACCCTGCGCTGAAACGCGCGTTTCCCCTTTACAACCACCTTGAAACCGTCTTCTACCTGTGCGCGCTTAACGTTGTTACGTTTGGTGTGAAAGAGCAGGACGCGATGCCGCTCACAGCCGTGGGTGAGTACGTCGACGGCATTTACCACGTTGGCGGCGTCAAGATGCAACCCCAACCGACCAGGTTGAGTGCAGAGGAAGCGCGAGCAAAGGCGCGCGGAGATCCGTGTCGCAAGGCGTTTGACATTGGCGGGTTGGTGTGCGCGCTTGCGCCCAAGCTCAGCATTGAAGACTGTTACGCGGACAATGAACAGCAGTTCTTGCAGTGCTTGGAACTGCCTGACAAATAAATGACTTTTTCAATTTATTGTAAATCGGCTTAGCATTTACGGCGAAGCTGCGTCAGAAGACTCGCACACCTGCAAAGCCGTATGAAAGTCACTACACGGTTGCACATGTAACGTCGCTGTAAAGTCTTGCCAACAGGTGCTCATGGTGCGTTTGCTTGTGTTTGCTTGTGTAACTCAATTTTTTTGCGTGAGGGCAAAATCAAAGTTGGAAAAAAACTTGTTTCCTACTTAATAAGCTGTAAAGCAGAAAATGTATGTGGAGAGAAAAACATGTCGCTGCTAAAAACAAGTCACACCACTCACCACTCTAGCGGGCTGAGCTCCGTGCACTCATTGACAGCTCAAACCGCCACAATCGGCACGCTGGCAGTCACCAACTTGTCCGTGGAAAACACACTGACGCAAGCCGTCACCAGCGACTTTAACTTTGGGCCACCTTTATCAACTGCCAAGTTTCCGGTCACCGCACCCAAGTGTGTGGGCGCTGTGTTGGCACCCAACGGTAAAGTGTACGGTGCGGTTGAAGCAAGCACGGCCATCCCCGTCTTTGACCCGGACACGATGCAGGTGGTCAAGCTGATTACGTATGACACCACGGCGTATAATTTTAACGGCTGTGTGTTGGCCAAAAACAACAAAATTTACTTTATTCCAGCAGGGACTGTACAATACGTGCTGGTAGTGGACCCGGCGGACGACTCGTTCTACAAAATTCCCCTGCCTGGTCCACCTCCAGCCAAGCTCAGCGACAATTCGTTAGCGTTTTCGTACCAAGCAGGCAGCTTTTACGGTGGCGTTCTGGCTCCCGATGGCCGCATTGTTGGTATGCCATATGGCGCTACCTGTTGTTTAATTATTGACCCTGCTACCGACACCATTGCGCCGTACAGCACCATCCAAGGCTTGAACTGTGTAAATACTGCATTTGGCATCATGTTTGCTTTTGGCGGTGGAGTGGTCGCGCCTAACGGTCTGATTGTGGGCGTTCCCTTTCGCGCTGACGCGACCATGTTTATTGATCTCAACAGTCCTGTCACGAGCTTGTCACCCGCTGCAAACGTGGTTCCGGCGAACTGCAGCTATGTTAACAGCACCCGAGAGTTTACGTGTTCCGGCGCCTCTTTCAATGCAGGTTTTCAATTTACGGGTTCTATTAGCGGCACATTGCTCACTGTCACAGCGGTAGCGTCTGGTACAATCACCTTGGGTTCGGTGATCCGCGGTAGCGGGGTTACAACAGGCACCACCATTACGAACTTTCAGAGTGGATCGGGAGGAGTGGGGACTTACACGGTGAATATCGGTCAAACGGTCGGTTCTACAACCATGTGGTCATCGGGTCCAGCTGCTAGCCAGTACGTCAAGGCAGGTGACAATCTGTTGCTCACACTCAGCACGGGTGAGTTGCTGACCGGGTACGTGGCAGCAGACAGTGCGACTGCCAACAACAACACGCCCACAAAAGTCACGCTGCAGTACGCACTGGGCCAAAACTTGTCGCTGGGCAGCATTGTCGCGATCCAGAAAACAAACAAAGTGGATGTGTTTAGTGTGCCAAACGCCGCGGAACAATGGCTGTTCTTAGGCGGTGCACTCGCACCCAATGGCAAGATTTATTTCTCGCCACACCAGTCCGGCTCAATACAAGCGGTGGACCCTGTTTTGAAAACGGCTGTCACGTTTGCAAGTTTGGGTTCGGGTGTAAACCAGTACCGCGGAATTACGCTAGGACTAGATGGCATGCTGTACTGCATTCCCGACGAAGAAGATCAGGTGCAGGTCATCAATCCGGTTACCAACACGGCGCAATTGCTTCCCGCAAACTTTAATGGAGCAGTGCGGTTCAAATACAGCTGCGGTGTGCTGCTACCCGACGGCCGCATTTTCTGCCCCTTTTTTCGCAACAATACGGACATTGCTGTCATTTACCCTATCGCGCCGCCCAATTTTCAGCAGTCTCCGTGGATGTTAAAGCCGTACTTTAACAAAATGTAACTTGCCGCCACACAATTTTTGCCGCGAATTACCCTGCTAGTCGACGCTGTTTATGTCATACAAACACCTCAAAACTTGTAATAAAACGCAGATTTTCTGCTTCAACCAAAGTCAGCGCGTGCCCACAAAAAAAATCATTCAAGTGCTTTAAACATTCATGAGCAACACGTGCGTTCAGTGTGCGTCTTGTCCCATCGATTTACCCACCGCGCAAACGTGCTTAGAGTGCGACAGGCGCCGATTGTTGCCGGGCGACAAAACCGATGTGTGCCGCCGCTGTGGCCTCGTCAGCGCGTTAAAGCTGGACGTCAACAACGTTTGCAGGCGGTGCGAGGTGCTCGAGAGACCGTACCCCGCGTGGTCGTGGAAACACCAACTAGCTGCTAGCTTGCCGTATTTAAACACACCCAACAGGGTCTAAAATGTTTACATCCATGCGAAAACCGATGCGCCTTTAGCGTGCCCTGAACAATCAAACTGCCACACACTAAACACGTTTCCATCGCGTGCGGGAACGCGCGTATCACACAACCTGGCTGACAACCCCCACAATCTACCGCTTGTAAGTAGTCGGTATTTTGGACACAATGTTGGTTGCATCGCCATTTGGTAATCTGTATGTCGTCCCCGCGGTAATTGACAATGTGCTCATTGTGCACACCGACAATCCGTCACTACCGCCATGGATGCTGGGTCGCCAGTTTAACAAGTTTTAAGCCAAAGTGACAAAAAAATGTACGCAAAAAAAAACAATGATTAAGCAAGCTCACTTTAACCACGTGAACGCAAATGTTGCTACCGTGACAGATTTAACGACTGGAAGCACGTTCAAAGACCGGACCGTCGGGCGGCTCTGGGACATGCAACGGAGCCGACCCAATGAACCCAATGCCGACATAAGAAGCGTGGTATGGGCCGAGTCCCTGGGTCTGCTGGTGGCTGTCGGATGGACCGGAATTGGCAACAGGGTGATGACCAGTCCTGACGGAGTGACCTGGACGACTTAAACGACCCCTGCAGACAGCAACTGGATTGAGGTCACATGGGCCGATTCCCTAGGTCTGCTGGTGGCTGTCAGCTACAGCGGAACCGGAGCGCGGGTGATGACCAGTCCTGACGGTGTGACCTGGACCGGAAGAACCGCCGCATCGCTGGGTATCTGGTTCTCAGTTGCGTGGTCTGCCCCCCTCGGCCTGTTTGTGGCGGTTGGAGACGGAACAACCGGGGATGGTGTGATGACCAGTCCTGACGGTGTGAACTGGACCGCAAGAACCGCCGCCGCCGCCTATACCTGGGTGTGTGTCCGCTGGATCAACGCGCTCGGCCTGTTTGTGGCAACGGCCGAGAGCGGAACCGGCAACAGGGTGATGACCAGTCCAGACGGTGTGACCTGGACGGCCCGAACGACCCCAGCTGACAACAAATGGCAAGAGGTGACGTGGGCCGATGGCCCCGGGCTGCTGGTGGCCGTGGCAAACAGCGGAACCGGCAACAGGGTGATGACCAGTCCAGACGGTGTGACCTGGACGGCCCAAACGACCCCAGCTGACAACAACTGGCTGAGTGTGACGTGGGCCGATGCTCTAGGGCTGTTGGTAGCCGTGGCAAACACCGGAACCGGCAACAGGGTGATGACCAGTCCAAACGGTGTGATCTGGACGGTTCGAACGACCCCAGCTGACAGCAGCTGGCAGCAGGTGATCTGGGCCGATACTCTAGGGCTAGGGCTGTTGGTAGCCGTCGGGATTGGAACCGAGACGACGGCAGTGATGACCAGCGGCAGCGAACACTGAGCCGACCATGCCGACCCCTCCCCCCCCCGCCATCGTTCCGGCCCGGTGATGGGACGGTGGTGTCATCGTGCTGGGGCTACACCAAGCAGGGTGTATCACGCGTGAAGCCGAGCAAGGCGGCGGAGTGGTCACGGCGGTTGCAGGCGTTGTGTGAGCGGGTGGCGTACTGGCTGGACCCGTTGCACATGTTAGAGCGGACGGTGGTGGTGGAGCAGCTGTGGTTTGATGAGCAATAAATTTGTGTGTCGCGTTGATCGGCGCGCGCACCACTTTCTTACCGCCGGTTAACAAATCAATTGCTCATGCCGGGTGTGTGGCACAACGCGTGGTCTTCGTGTTTTAAGCGTCGGGAGGTGGGGTCTGGCAACGGGCGACGAGTGGATGCGGTGTCTGTTACTGGGGTGCACCTTGAGTTTCACCACTCTCCGATCACGCGCGTGGAAGTGGAAGCGCGGCAGCGTGACTGGTTGTGTGTGGGTGTGGAGTTGGTGTGGGTGGTTGACGGCGGCGAGGGTCGCGTGGGTGTGCGCCACTTGCCTCACTGCGACACCTTTCTGTTGTCGTTTCACACCCCGTGGCTGGTAGACAGTTTTGGGAGTTACGCGGTGGTGTATGTGCACGTGCCGGAGATGGACATGGTGTTCGCCGTGTGCCCGGGGGACGTCAAGTCGGGCATGGTGGACGTGCGCGTGGGGTTGACACAGGATACGTTTGTGCGTTGGGTGTCGGGTGGGTGTGACGGCGACCCGTGGGACAAACGGTCGATTGTGAGCAGCACGTTGTATTACAACCAGCGTGGCGCGGGATGCGGCAAGACGTACGAGTCGGTGCGGCTCATCACCGCAGACCCGCGTTTTGCACACAAGACGCAGTTTCTGTACGTGACCAAGATGCACTCTGGCAAAGACGTCATTTTTGCGGAGTTTGAGGCACAGTTGCCGGGTTTGGGTCTGGGCGGCGTGCGGCACGCTCACACCAAGAAGCAGTACGCGACATGTTTTTACCGCCTGGCGTCCCCGGAAACGGAGTGCAGTGCGGTGTTTGGCACGATTGACTCTTTGTTTGCGGCGCTGCACACGGAGGAAGTGTTTTCGCGTGATGTGTTTATGGCGCGTGTGCGGCTGTTGCAAGAGCAGGGCGTTCAAGGTGGTGAGATTCGTTACGCGGGCACGTGTGTCCGTGTGAACCGTGAGTTGTTGATCATTGTGGACGAGACGCAGGATTTGGACAAGCAGTACGTGGAGGCGTTGACGGTGGTGATGCGTGACACCAACGCGGATGTTTACTTGATTGGTGACAAGCTGCAGAGCATTTTGACACCGGACAATGCGTACACGTTTCTAAGCAGTGCTGAGTTGCCGCACACGGTGGTGGATCGGAGCACGCCGGTGAATATTGTCCGTCGCTTCCACAACCGGTCACTGGCAGCGTTTGTGAACAGTGTGGTGCCGTTTCAGAAGTTTGGTTTGCCGGTTATTTCCGGCATTTGCGACGGGGGTTGTGTGCACGAGCAGGCGCATGGCGAGGGTGTGGCGGTGCACTGGGTGGCGCAGCCAGAGCACGTGGGTGACGAGTATGAGTTTGTCAAGGATTTTTTGATGCCACGTGTGGAGCGCGTGGTGCGTGAGCGTGTGTACCTGCCGCACCATTTGATGTTCATCGAGCCCCTGGTAAAGCAGTCAATGATTGCGTGTGTGCTGCACACCGAGTTGGAGGCGTTGTGGGTGCAGCTGTTCCAGGATGTTGAGTTTTTGGCGTCGGTGGCTGCACGGCACCCGGGGTTTGTGGTGACGCGTGAGCGGTGGGTGGTGTGGCACAAGAGCGAGCAGGGGGAGCCTATCAATTTGTCCGAGTCTGTGCAAGCGACGCGAATTGTGTCAATTTTTGCAGCCAAGGGCGACGGACGGGAGTGTGTGTTTGCGCTGAGCATGATGGACAACACGCTGCATTTTCTGAACACGGGTGACGCGCCTGAATTAAAGTTTGAGTCGCTGGTTCATGTGGCGTTGACGCGCGCCAAAGAGCAGCTGTTTGTGTATACGGGCACGTCGCACGACACCGTGTACACCCGCGTGGAGGCTGCGATGAAGTGTTTGCTGGGCGAAGGCGCGCACCCCGAGGATGCGGAGACGTTTACAGTGGGATTTGTGGTGCAGCCAAAGGTTGATGTTGTGAAAGTGGCGTTACGCTCGGACGACGCGTTTGAGCGGACAATGAGCACGTTTGGGTTGGAGGAAGCGTGTCAGCGCGTGAACGCGCAGGTGCCGCGGCAGCAGACGGCGTTGGTGGACTACGAGTACCACATGCTGCGTTACGCGGTGCTGGATGTGATGTTTATGTACGCGACCTTGTGTGACCGGGCGGGGAAGCGGTGGATGCACTTGGAGGTGGGGTTGTATGTGTTTGCAAAAGCGCGCGTGGATTTGCACCGGAGCAGCAAAACGTTTTATGCTCAACTGTGTAAGAACTGGAAGTTTGAGCCGGAGACGAAGAAGCAGAAGGCTGTGCCGCTGCGCATCTTTGACCACGCGGAGCAGCGGCTGTACAACCGGGTGGCGGTGGTGGCGGAACAAATGATGACACATTTACAGGGGGTTGTGCGGGAGCACTTGAGGTTGGGGGTGTTTGCGCCGTTATGTCCGGTGCAAGCGCTGCTGCTGTCATACGCGCTGAACTCGTTTCGGAGCAAGCATTCATACATGACAACGAGCGTGTTGGACATGTACTATGTGCTGGCGTCGCAGGAGCACACTTACCGCACGACAGCGCACAGTGCGCAGTTTGGGTGTCAGTGTGACCGCCTCTGGTCGGTGTCACTGAACGCGCCGCGCAACGCGCTGACGATGCACTTTGGTGCACTGCGCACGGTGAACGCTGCGTTTGCGGCGGCAAAAGCGTTGGTGCCGGAGGCGGAGCGCGAGACGCTGGAGTGGACCCGCGCAAAAGGCGTGAGCTTTGATGGCGATAGCTCATTTTTGGTGGTGGAGGAGGTCAATTACGTGGCGAGGAGTGCGTCGCACTTGCTGTTGTGCGTGTTGGCGCCGCAGTTGACGTCGGTGAACACGCCGGAGTTGGTGACGCGTTTTCACCACCTGCAGCACATGGTGGCGTTGTCAAGTGACACCCAGTTAAAGGAACGCGATGTGCAGTGTGTGATTGTGACGCTGAACGTGGAGGGCGGGTTGGTGCATGTGAGCTTGCCTCCAGTCCAGGTAATGCCGTACAAGCTTTGGCTGGCGGATGCGTGCACGGCGCACGTGTACCGGTACGCGGAAACGCTGTACAATTTCTACTCGGGGGCACGTGAGCGTGGCCGTGCGTTGAAGCGGAACGGGTTTCAGCAGGCGCGTGCGGAGCTGGCGCGGTTGTTCGTAGAGAAGAAAACGGGCGGCTTTGACCTGAAACCGTGGTTGCACGTGATGGAGGCAAAGGTGCAAGCGTGTGGGGCTGCGGACAGAGCGGCGTTGGTGAGCCGGGAGGGTTTTTTTGTACAGTTTCACGCGTGGGTGAGCGAGACGGCGGCGGTGTTTGCGGGCCTTCACACAGCTGAAGAGGGTGACATGGAGGTAGATTTTTAAAGGCATAAATACAGTGACGCTACCAGTCGTTACGCATGTCGGTGGTCAACCCGTCGCCGCCCACACACCAACAAGACGCGGTGATGCCGTCCGTCACGTGGCGGCGGCCGAGCACGCAGTCGCAGCGGGGTGGCGAGCTGGGTTGAGGCAGCAAGAAGGGCGCCGGCCAACACACCCTTTGGGCGGCAAACACGCGCGTATAAGGCGGAATGGTTGTCACCGGCTGCAAAAACACAACATCACAACACACCTTTTCGGTGGCAAACACGCGCGTATAAGGCGGAATGGTTGTCACCGGCTGCAAAAACACAACATCACAACACACCTTTTCGGTGGCAAACACGCGCGTATAAGGCGGAATGGTTGTCACCGGCTTGTGACAGCTTAGACAGTGGCACGGTCGTTGCAATGGTCTTAAGCCAAATTGGCGGCGTTTGAAGCAGCAAAGGTCCACCCGCCGGGGGTTGCCACAAGAATGGCGCTCTGTGCTGTGTCCGCGAACAGAAGCGTAGTGCCACCAATAAAGGTGCCGTGCACTTCAGCCAGATCACTTGTTACCCCAGAGTAACCAATAATTTTTAGCTGACCAAGAGTGCCCGGTGCGAGCGTATACACGACGGGATTAGGTTGGCTACCAACAATGGTGGTGGTGAGCGACGTCAGGCTAATTGGGCCACCAGCAGTAAGGACCTCGACGCCGCCACTGACAACACCACCTAACGTGGTGCTGCCTGTAACGTTGACGACACTGCTGGAGTGATGGTTCATGTGTTGCGATGATAGCAGGGACATAACGGCGCAATGTTTGTTTTACACACACATTTTTTGAGGCACAAGTTGACAACTAACACAACGGCGCTAATAAAACACAAAAAAAACACAATTCCATTACTTGTCAGGCATCTCCAAGCACTGCAAAAACCGCTGCTCATTGTCCGCAAGACAGTCTTCAATGCTGAGCTTGGGCGCAAACGCGCACGCCAGGCTGCCAATGTAAAAAGCTTTGCGACACGGATCTTGGCGCGCTTTTGCCCTCGCTTCCTCTGCAGTCAACCTTGCCCGTGAACCCGTGAATGGAAAAGACACCATCGCATGGCACAAGCGGAGGGGATGCCATGACCACCAAAGTTTGTGAATGAGATTGCCCAATGTGCACTGTTACACCCAGGTACTAGTTGAAATCACACAGCTTCACCTGCGGCGGTAAACTGACGCAAAAAAATCACATGCTCAGCAAACCATGTTTCAACCAGGTGATTGTGTGACTGTCAACTTTGGTGTCGCAGCCCAAGTAGCCACAGTCAAAGCCGTGCGGGACGATGCGTATGAGCGCGCGGCGCGGGCAAGGAACCCACAGCACGGCGTCTACTACCACGTGGAGGTACTACGACACATCACGCGGCTTCACGATCTTTTAAAGACGCGAAAGTGTTGAAACCGCATGCGGTTAGGATGTGTCATGGTGAAAAAATGGAACAACAGCATTGGCCGTGTTATTGCTTGTCATTAAACCACAGCTGCTTTATTACTCTACCACCACCGTCCGCTCCCTACCGTGCGCCTCCAAGTCCAGCCAGTATTTCATTCTCCCGCGCCTGTGCAAGCACTGTCCAACCATTTTTTTTTTGTTAAAAATGTTAACCATCATCTCTCATCTCATTTCTCAAAAGCATGGGATACGAAGCTGAGAAGATGGTGGATGCGCAAGATTGCGGGTGCTACACGGTCACCCGCGAACACGACTTTTGGCCTTTCTCGCAAGAAGATCAAGTTGTTTGTAAGCTGCACCAAGACGCTGCACGGCAACAGCAGCGCGACCTGCAGCAAAAAAAGCAAGATCATTTTACCGCATTGGACACCGTCGCGACCGTGCAGTACGTCCCCATCCAGGCCGCGATTCAAAAATATCGCAAAGTTTTTGGCAACCGGAACTCTGACAAATGGGTTCGGCAGTGGTTGTTAAATCAATGTAAATGTCTGGACTTGATGCGCGAAAATCGACGCTACTTTTGTAGCAAAGAAAAACTAGATTTTATTGACTTTTTGCTTGTTTAATTACACTAGGTTTGCAACTTATAAATCACTTTGTGCCACATTCTTGCATCTACGACGCGTTGGCTGCCCCCGCTCCCCTCATTACTGGTCGTCAAACCGCAGCTGCTCCACCACCACCGCGCGCTCGCTGTTTACCTTCGGGTCCAGCCAGAACGCTGTTTTTGCGTTCACTCCAAACGTGCACGCTTTGCCCGTCGCTCCCACCACCACCCCTCGGTGCTCTCCAGCGTACTTTGTCGCTCCGCTGCCAGCTTTCTCTTCTTTTTCAAGTACCGTTGAGTCACACACCATTTCCCCAAACGCTTCTCAATGGGGTCTTTGGCTGCCGCTGAAGGCCAGGCACCGTGCTCTGCGTACCACGCCGCCGCCTGTGCGTACTGTTGCTTCCACTCGTCCTCCAGATCCACCTCCCACCACCACCCCTCGGTAACCGCCAAACGAGCCTCACGCTCCGTCGTCAGCTTCCTGTTCCTTTTTAAGTAGCGCTGCGTCCCACACCACGCCGACAAACGCTTCTCCGTGGCGTCCTTGGCTGCCTTCGAAGGCCAGGCACCGTGCTCTGCGTACCACGCCGCCGCCTGTGCGTACTGTTGCTTCCACTCGTCCTCCAGATCCACCTCCCACCACCACCCCTCGGTGGCCGCCAACCGAGCCTCACGCTCCGCCGAAAGCTCGCCCTTTTTCTTTCCGTGCCGTTGTCTGTTACACCACCTACCTAAACGCTTCTCAGTGGAGTCTTTGGCTGCCTTCGAAGGCCAGGCACCGTGCTCTTTAAACCACGCCACCGCCTGTGCGTACTGTTGCTTCCACTCGTCCTCCAGATCCACCTCCCACCACCACCCCTCGGTGCTTGACAACCGCGTCTCCCGCTCCGTCGTCATCTTCCTCTTCTTTTTCCAGCCGCGCTGTTTGTTACACCACACCCCTAACCGTCTCTCCGTCGCGTCTTTGCTTTTTTCATAAGGCCAGGCATTGTGCTCTTTAAACCACGCCACCGCCTGTGCGTACTGTTGCTTCCACTCGTCCTCCAGATCCACCTCCCACCACCAACCTGCCGTCTCCCTTAATCGCGCCTCCCGCTCCGGTGCAAGCTGGCCCTTTTTCTTTCCCTGCCGTTGAGTCACACACCACGTACCTAAACGCTTCTCAGTGGGGTCTTTGGCTGCATGTGAAGGCCATGCACCGTGCTCTTTAAACCACGCCACCGCCTGTGCGTACGCCTCCTCCCATCGGTCGTCCCGCGTCACCACCCCCAGCGAAGAATACACAACTTCCGTCAAGTGAACAGACAGTTCCGTCTCCACATCCGCATCAACACCGTTGTCGTCGGTACGCACTCGCTCCAGCTGCACGTACCCACCAACGCGCGCAACGACACAAGACTGCCGCACCCGGCTGTCAGTGCGCGCCACCGTGCGGATGAAAAACGACGCCGCCACCGCGTCATTTTCGGTCAGGCAAGGCAGGAGCACGTGCGCCAAGTGCTTGCCCGGGTGCGTCCGCAGCGCACGCCCCACCACCTGCACCACCTTCACGTCTGACTGCGGCACGTGCATGAAGCACACACCACGCGTACATGGCGCGTCAAACCCCTCAACCAGCACTTGCACATTTACCACAAATGCTAACTCTTCGCGTTTAAAAGCACCCAGCACCCGCTCGCGGTCACCAAAGGACGTGTGCGCGTCCACGTAGCCGGCACACCCAGGCTGCACCTTGTTCAACACCGCCGTAAACGCCACACCCGCGGCGCGTGTTGGGCAGTACACGATGATGCTCCGGTAGCCCGCCACCAAGTACTTCGCGACCGCCTCATCCGTCGCCGTTACTGTAAAAATTGGCACATGGATGGTGTAGTCGCAAATGTAGCCGGCTTCAATCATCGTGCGGACGTCGCGTCGGAACACAAGTGGCTCCGGCAGCGCGTCGTCGTCAATGGTGGCAGACAAAAACACCATCAGTTTAGTGCGCGCCAAGCTGGCGATGTGGGTCAAGTATGTGCTGTTTGGTGCCCCGGTGTCTTCGTCCTGCACCATACCAACAGTGTTCTCTTCCTGTTCACTTGCTTTGTCGTCTTCGTCGTCCTGTTCGGTGGATGCGTCGTCGCTGTCGTAGCTGTCATCGCTCCACTGTGCGTCGTCATCGTCATCGCCGTCTACAACACTGTCACCGCCGCTCCACACGCTGCAACAGTCGCTCTCGGGTGCGTAAATCTCGGGCACGGCCACATGGTGCGCCTCGTCCACAAACACTTGAACAAACTGAGACATGTGTGGCAACACCAACTCCACGCTGTTGTACACGCACAAAGTCACCATTACACCAGGTGCAACGTCGTGCTGACCGTCACCAACACACTGCACGGACATGCGCGGAAACAGCAGTGACGCTAACTGTTGCAGCTGGTACATGAGCACCACCCGAGGTACCAACACCAAGTACTGGTGACGCGGATCCATGGCGTGAAGCATCACCATCGACTTGCCTGTACCCGTGGGCAGCGACACAATTACATTTCTACCCTGCTGCAACCCGGCCACCACACACTCCACGGCGTCGCGTTGGTAGTCGTGCAGTGTCACACTGGCAAGTGCTGCTTCCACCGGTAACACCGGCGGGTTCGCCACCAATTTCGTCAGCCATTGTACCACCGTGTCGCGCGGCACGCTCCAGTCTGTCACCCCACGCATGTGCCCCCCCAAGTTGCGGGACAGCGTGCTCTCCGCGTTCCTTGCCACCACCATGTGTGGCCACCTAAGCTCGCGTTGTCCTGTGTCCCGCGAAAATGTGTTTTGACACCCAAAAAAAGTTGCCACCTCCTGCCAAGTCAGCGTCCCGGTACGGAGCTTGCACTGGACAATGGTTTCGCGGCAATCACACAAGTCCACGCCCTGGTCTGAGTGCGGCATGTTTTCACGCTCCTTAAAGTCTGGCAACACGTCGCTGTACAGCCAAAACGGCCGCTGGTGTGCGCCGGTCAAGTGGATGGCGCAGTACAGCTCCCACAGCTGCGCCAGTTGGTAGTTGTCAAGTTGCTCCACACAATGACCCGCGCGCACCAAGTCAGTTACACGGCGGTACGCCTGACATGTGTAGCTTGCAACAAGCGTGGTTGTCTCCATGGTCTGCTGTTCCTTGTGTTTTGGTTACCATAAAACCAAGGAGGTGACAGAGAACGCGCATGAATCCACAGTGTTTGTTGAGCCAGGGTAATAGCGAAGTCGACACACGTTTAAGTGCACATCCGAGCGTACCTGGTTGTATGGTGTTGTCGCCGCCACATGACGCTCATTATTCCATTTTTTGCCAGACATGGTGCGTGTTGTGCTTGATTTTGAGTTGCTTGGTCAGCTCAACCCCCGACAAAGAGGCGTGGTATGAGCTGTATGCGTGGAAGATACCTGTCGAAATGGAGGCTTTGCAACAACGCGCAACTACCGCCAACAACTTTACCAAGTATGACCAAGCACGGCTTCACATTTTAACATACATGTCCCAGTGCGTTAACGCTGATCCGCCTACGGGAGACTGGTATAATCCGTCTAACAAACCGTTGGAGCTAGTGCGAAGTGCTGGTAAACTACTGTTTGACGCTGAAGGGATGCGTGGCCTGCATGACCACCTGGTTTGGGCGTTTGTACCACGACGTTATCGGCGCGAAATTGAGTGGGCTTGGGACGGGATCGGCAGCTGGCAAAGCTAGTTGTTAACAGGCGAAGCGTGAAGTTTGGGTGTAAAAGACGTGAATTTTACGCGGGCACAACTGTAGTATTACGCGCGTATAGGCGTTTCACCTTGACTTTGCGTCTTTTGTGTTAGGGTAGGTTAGTCGCCAAAAATGACGCCAACCTATGGGATGGGGCGGTATTTATAGCTGTTTTACCCATTCACCCCTGCAAATGACGCGTCA